CTATAATGGACAAAAGCCCCATATAAGGGGGGGGGGGGCTTGTGGGGGGGCCTGTAAAGGGGGAGGTCCTGACTCAACCGGGGCTGGCATAGTAACCTGTTTTCATGTCCCCGATAATTCCGGGCAATGCGTTACTAGGATAATCTGCACCCCGTACTCCTCGCACAAATTATCCAGCACCTCCGACATTATTGGAACGCGATCCCGGCTCAGGAAACGAAACGGTTCGTCCAGAATTAAAAGTCTGCGATCACCAGAAAACAACAAAAGTGTAAACCGAAGTGCAAAGGATAAAATATCCACAACCCCACCGCCCATTGCAAGCAAGGGGTCGATTTCATTTTCGTTATCATCAAAAACCACATGCTCCACTGCAAAACTCCCCCTGCTAATTTTCCCAAGCATCCGATAACGATAGTCCCCCCCGAAAACTGCTTCCAAACATTCCGTGCCAATTTCTGAGAATACTTGCAGAACCATTTCCTGAGCTTCGTTCCCCGCTTCAAAAACAACCTCTTCAACCCTACCTAATGCCTCCAATTCCTTTTTTTCTTCCCGTTGCATTTCTATACATTTTTCCAAGAACTGCTCTGCCTTTGTCTTCGCCATAGACCAGTATGAAAAGGTTTCTTCCAATTGTTCCAATTTCATGACAACAACCCCGCCTTTTTCAACGTGGACAATTTATTTTCCAATTCCTCTGACATTTCCTCTAATTTTGTTTCTGTTTTGGTTATTTCCTTTTCCAAGGTTTGCAGATACTCCTCGGCTTCCTCAAATGACTTTACTTGGAATTCTTCACGCAACCGGGACAATAAAGATTCAAGCTGTCCTTTTTGTCTACTTTGGACTTGCTCCAACTCGCGAAGTTTCTTTAATGTTCCCTCGATATTCATAGAACAACTCCTTTCATCTCTTCCAGCAATTCTCTGACCATCCCTTTTTCCTTCATAATTTTCTTATTTAGAACCTTTTCAAAAGAAACCCTCCCTGTCTGTTTCTTAAATGCCTCACAAAATTTCTTTGCCTCCGGAACCCCCTTGCCCTCTAGTACCGACCTGAAAAAAACCCTGCTTTCATTGGGGATTTTCAGCCGGGAAAACCCTTCCGCATTTTCTTTCATAAGCCACAAAAAAGGTGCCCTACCCTCTTGGTCAATGTCTCGATTCATTACGGAACCGGGAGACAAGAACCAATAATTTTTTTCTTGCTCAAAAAATGGTTTATGATTGTCCCCCAAAATATAACCACAATATCCCTCGTTTTCTTGAGCAAATTCCCGAAACGGAATCATTCCGGGGCAATTATCATCCGTAGTCAAAGCATGCCCCACATAAACATGCTTTCCAGACAATCTTTCTGTGGCCTTCTTCCAATTCCACGGGAAAAAATGAAAATAAACGTCCCCTATTTTGTCAACCCCCGTTCTTTTGTAGAACCCCTCTGCATATTCGGCCATTAACTCATACGAAGTATTTCTCAAGTCCTGTCTGTGGAATCTCAAATCATGCTGTCCGGGAATCGCATAAACTTTTTCGTTTATGTCGGCCAAGGCCCTGACCAGCATGGTTTCCACCAACGGTGTTTCTGTGGAACTGTGGAACACGTCCCCGCAAAAGATTACAGGCACTTCATATTTATTGGCCTTTGCCACAATAAAATCCAAAACCCCCTGCATGTCCTGAACCCATTCCCCAACACGTTTCTTAGGGGGGGAATGATGCAAATGCAAATCCCCAACAATTAACGCAATGTACTTTTGCATAATGGGCAAACCTCTCCTTTGGTTTTCTTTTTCAAATCCTGAATCTTGATTTCACTTTGCTCTGTTTCTTTATCCAATGTAGAGGCCATTTTCAGAATGGCCCTCAAACTTTTTGCCTTATTTTCCTTTACCTTGGCGTTTTCCAGCAAAGCTGACAATTCCGTCAAATCATTTGCCTTGTAATGATTTTCCACAGCAGATTGTATATTTCGGATAGCTTTCAAAATCCCTTTCAAGGAACTGCGGTCTGTCTTGAATTCCCCCAAAAATTTTTCCCCTGCAATTATATCCTCAACATAAGAAATGATTTCCTTCAAATCAACCTTGAACAAGGGGGAATCAATTATCTTTTTTGCGGCTGTTAACTGGGTTTTCATTTCCTCCATGCTTGTCTTCATATTCAATAAATCTAGCCCTGTTTTTGACCATTCCTCCCACAAGGGCCTCATTTCAAGAATCTTGTCCGCATCTTTAATTAACCCGTCTTGATTCGCCTTTTCTTTTTCTATGGAATCAAACCTGTCTTTGGCCGCTTTGCGCCTAATTTTAACCCATTCCAAGCATTCCTGTATCTGAGTCAATTTAACGGTTTCATTTATAAAATTCCCCGCTTCAACGGGCGGGGAACTGAGCAAAAAAGGCGGGTCGTGTTGTAATTGGAATGTCAGTCTAGGATTTATTCTAAGGGCCTCGGACACCTCCTCCGGTACTTTGGAGTTTACAGCCTTGAAAGTCTCGCCAGACAATTGATATGAATTATTTTGACCCCTTCTGCGAGTCACCACCATGCCCCGAAAACGAAGCTGGACAGCGCAAGACTTTTTCCCATGTGAAATAAAGGCTTTTCCTCTGGGCCTATTCGTCACAACCCAATACAATGCCCTAATTATTGCGCTCTTCCCTGAATTCGATGTCCCTGTAATTTTGGTCAATAAACCATCTAATTCTAAGGAATGTGTTCTGTGGCATTGGAAATTGCGAAGGACTATTTTTTCCAACATCAGATTGCCCCCACCTGTTTTAACCGTATCCGCAATTCATCCAAATCCACTTCAAAGGAAATATCATTTCCCGTGACTTCCATGCGAAGTGTTTTCATGGGAAATTGCATTCCATTTCTCAATAGAAAAATGGTCGTCACATGCTTCGGATTGTCTGTCGGGATATAGAATTTCATACTAGCCATTGAATATGCCTCCTTTTGTATAGTATAGACTTATCGCACAAATTTTCGATACGACGCTTTTTCCAAAAAATCTTCAAAACGAATGGAAACCATTTCTGTATTATTGACTATCATGTCAATGTAGTCAATACTTTGAAAAGGCAAATCTCCATCAATGAAAAATTCCAAAGTGCTTGTTATCAAAGTCTCCCTTCGATCCCTCTTCGTAATCAAAGCCCAATACCTTGTCTTGGCCTTTTTTTGCTGACTCATGGCCTGTTCAATAAATAAGCCCCATTCCTTACCCGATTTATTGTCGAGCAAATCTGTCGGAGTCGCTTTCGGGTACCCCCGTTTTAATTCAAAACACACCCTCTTAATTAACGGCTCCCCCTCACGGCATGTGGCCTGAATATCCCCATACCCCACTATATTTTTCCCTCCTTTGGAATGATTTACTGTGGCCCTTCCCCCACTGTTCGGAGTCCTCCAAAATAAATTGGGATTCTTTCCCCTCGAAACCCACAACGACAATTTCTTACAAGTGTCTCGTTCAAAACAACTGCCTTTTGTATTCTTTTTCATAATTAAAACCTCTTGTTTATATTGTGCCACTCAAAAACATTATCTGGATCAGCTATATTTGCCGATCCTATTTCCTTGCCTATTTTTGACACTTCCTTTGCTTTGATATTCCAGCGGGGCCACTCCGCATATTGCGGGGGAAAGTCTTCGTGCGGCAAATGTACCAAGTCCCAGTTTCTATAAAACTGATCGTTTTGTTGAAACACCGCATCATATTTTTTTCCTTTGGTCATTTCACCGTTCAAAATTTTTGCCGCTGTCATTTCCCCCACACCTTTTACCCCCGGCACACCATCTGTGGAACACCCCGCTATTGCTTTTACATAGGCCCAATCCTCCGGGTCGATTTTATATTTTTCCCTAAACATTTCTACATTCATAATTTTTTTTGATGCTGGGCTATATAAGGAAACATTCGGGGATAAACATTGATATAAATCCGCATCCGCTGTTATTAACCACACCCTATTTTTTTCGCCTAATTGTTTTGCAAACCATGCCATGCAATCATCCGATTCGAACCCCTCTTCCATATAGCATGGAAACCCTATTCGGGGCAAGTATTCGTTTTGTAGTTTTCTAATCTGCTGATATAAAATTCCAAACAATTGCTTCTCTTCCAGCGTGGTCTTTTTTCGAGAAGCCTTGTACTTTGGGAAAATTTTTTTCCTCACACTGGAAACGCTGTCCCAACAAAAAATAAGTCTTTTAGTTCTAAAGTGTATCATTAAATTTTTGACCTGAACCAGCATCCCATAAATAACTCCGGTCGGTTCCCCCTCAATGTTATGAAGCCCTCCCATACCGTAAAATACAAAATGCGACAAGTAATTCCCATCCACAATTAAATAAGGGCTGTCATTCATAACGAGGCTTCCTTTTCAATGTTAATTGATCCTGTACTCCTGCCCACACTTCCCCAACACATTCGGCAAGTTCCTTTTGCAATTGATACTGCTCAATAAAAGAAACTATTTTTTGTTCCGTCCCTATCATTTCAAATTCTGTTGCGTTAATTGTGGCTCCGGTCTTTTTCCAAGCCCCCTCCTTGACCATGTACTGTATATTGGCAGAAATATCATCAATACCGTAACTAGGATAAATCGGAAACTCCACTTCCACAGCCGATCCATTTATTCGATTCTTCTTTACCTTGACCTGAACCCTGACCCCCTGCTGTCGGTCAATGCCATTCACCTTCTTTTTGATTCGGCCCTTGACACTAGACCATATTTCCAAGCAAGCATAAAATTTCAAGGCCCTGCCCCCGGAACGTGTCTTCTGCTCGAAACCAAAACCTATGTTATCCCGTGTCTGTGAAATGACGATCAGAATGCTTCCAGACTCTTGCAGAGGCCGCATCAGCCTTCTCATATTTGCACTGTTCTTTTTTGCCTTACCGTCCCCGTAACTGCCAGACATTTCGGAACCCTTTGCAAATTTTTTGCGGTTCTCCTCAAATTTTTCTATTTCAGCCTCACTGGATAACCCGTCCATACTGTCAAGGACATAAATAAATGGCACCCCTTTTTTCACAGCATCAAAAGCGTTGAAATAAAACTCTTCTATTGTGCTGGAACCCATGCTGTCCTTGGACGGGGTTTCGATTCTACGGGCTGTTTTTTTGCCAAACAATCTTTTCAAATCAAAAAGATTGCCGCCTTCCACATCATCGTAAATTAGCCTATAATTTTCAAACTTTGGATTTTTTGCCGCTTCTGCAAAACAGGACATACTTAGAAATGTTTTTCCTGAACTAGAATCCCCCACTATAAAATAATACTTGCCGGGGAAAAACCCAACGGACGGATTCCCGGTACAAGCAAGGTTCAATAAGGTGCATCCAGAATGTAGTCCATTTTCAATTCGCACTGGACTTTGCTTTTCAACCAACCTATACTTTTCCAAGCTCATTTTGTCCTGCTCCCTTTCAATAATAAAGGGGGGGAAATATCCCCCCCTGTCACCCTAATTTAATCATCATCATCTTCGTCGTCATCGTCATCATCAAAATCGTCTTCATCCTCTTCGTCTTCATCGTCCTCCTCAATTTTTCGAGACGATTTCTTCTTAGTTTTTTTCGATTCTGACTCCCCTTCCATTTCTGCTTTCAGGGCATCATACTCCGGAACAATCAGAAGCGAATCCAAGCTGGGCAATTCCTCACAAATATCCACAGTGTATTGGGTTTTCCTGCGAATAAAATCCACTGTGTCACATTTCAAAAAGGAATTCCCACCAAAACTTGCCGCCTCAAACAACGCCTTGACAGTCATGCCATTTTCGGGATCGGCAAAATTCATTTTCTCCTCAGAGTCTTCATCTTCATCTTCCTGTAACTGGAAAACCCTGCGATCAATGGCTTTTCCAAAGTTAAAATACGCTGTCTCCAAAATCTGAATTCCGTTGTCCGGATTGCGAACGTCCATCACATAAAATAATTGACGTTCTTTTGCTTGGAGGCTTCTGATTTCGTCATCATCCACTTCTGGATCACGGCGCATTTTATCGACCTTCTCACAAATGGGGCAACGCTCCCCAACAGTCCGGGGGCAAAGCCGGGGGACTTGATTCGGCCCCACATTGTAATGAACTTCGATTGTCCTTTCCCAATGCAAATCCCCCTCCTCTGCATAATCTGTGGGAATTTCCACAACATAGGGCAAAATATCCAACCGATATGTTCCAGCCTTCTTGATCTGCATCATCTGAAAATCATCCGGAATCTCATAAACGGAACGGGTTTTCTTGTTCCGTTCCTCCACCCGCCTTCTGGTCGATTCCGACGAAAACCTACGCCTTTTTTGTTTGATTCTGCGCTTCACCATCTCAGTTTCCTTCCTTTCTTTTCATTGTCCCATGCGTTCTTGCTTTGTTGCGGACATTTTGATCTACTGCCTTGGATTCCCTCGGCTTACTGAAATAGTTTTGACCCTGCAAAAACACAAGGTTTTCAAGGGCCTTTTTCCGATGATCCAAAGCGGACAACACTGCATCTAATTTACCAGACTTCTTTTTTGCATCCAGTAGGCTTTGCTGGGCCTTCTTATAGGACTTAAATCTTTTAATTGCCGTGCTGACCCCCCCTTCTGTAATTTTGTCCAAACCATACATTTGCGGATCACGTCTGATCTTATTGTCCAACGCCGCCTGTAAATTTTCTAAATAAATTTTACAAGCATCCACTTCGGCCCTTGCATCTGCCGCCTGTTCCGCCACCTCCATATATTTTTCAGGTTGCTCTAACCAATTTTTGTCCAAAGCAAAAACATCTATCTGGACAAATTTTGTCCAATCTATCCATTCCATTTTGTATCTCCTTCTAAATAGTATAGAACTATGGGTTCATTTTATGTCAAAAAAGATTTATAACAAGCATTTGCCAATGCGGCCTTCCCCCCTTCATAAAACGGCTTTATAAAATTATCCAAAACTATACTAGCATCCTCTGCTTTGCTTTTGTCATTTAATAATACCGTGGTCATGTAAGAACACACCACCCTCCGGACAGTCTCCGGATCATCCTCTAATGTTTTCAAAATTATAGACGTGCTGTGCCAATTTCCCCGAATCAACTGCCTACACAAATCTATAATCACTTTTGAAGCCTCTTCCTCCTCAATATCTAAAATCGCCGGATCATTACAATACGACCAATTCTCCAGTAAAATCAAGGCTTTTCTTGCGTTGCCAAAAGCCTTCTCTATAATTATTTCATAAACTTCTGCCTCCGGTTCCAAACCTTCTTTTTTGCAAACCCTTTCGAGTAATCCAAACATTCTGTCTTTGGAAACTATGGGCATCCTCACTTCGTATGCTCTGGAACGCAACGCCGGAATCAGCTTCGTTGGCTCCGTTGTGCATAAAATTAAATAAGCCCAGTCCGGAGTATCCTCTAATGTTTTCAAAAACGCATTCTGTGCATCCCCGGTCAACTTGTGACATTCATCCAAAATATAGCAAATTTTTTCATGGGTTATAGGGGGGCTGAGTAACTGGTCACAAATCTCTCTCACAAAATCTATTCCACGAAAATCTGCCGAATTGAATTCCCTCAATAAGCAATCCCCCATATTGGAAGCCATGATTCTAGCCAACGTAGTTTTGCCCACACCAGACTTTCCAACCAGCATTGTAAAATGGGGCATTTCCCATTTCTCCAACATCTTCGCCATCGGCTTTGTCAAAGTCATTTCTTGCAAAGACTGCGGACGATATTTCTTATAGAATTCCATGTGCCTGTCTCCTTCATTGCTTGTGCAAAATTCCCAACTGCCCACACGGGCCACATCAAGACCAGAGAAACAAATCCCATGATCCAAACTGTCAAAGGATACTTGCGGTCGATACTAGCTTTCACCACTAGAAAAAAGGAAAGCCCAGTGCCTATATAAAACACCGTCACAATAATTGCCAGATTCGTCATAGCACACGCTCCTTTTCATACCAAGTTCCTTCTACTCCGGAAGCCTCCGCTTCCACTTCCAAAGGCACAATCAACCAAGAGTATGCCCGACCTACTTTATCCACCATAATCTTTTGCACCATGTCTAAATACCACTCCATTTCATTTTCCGGGACATCGGCCACAATACTGTCATGTATTTGGCCGACGATCAGCGTCCTTTTATGGTGCTTTCTTATAGCCCTTTGCAAATAAATCAAAGCCAGCAACAAACAATGGAACGCACTGCCCTGTATTGGATAATTTATTACTTGATTCTTATGAAAAATTCCCCAATACTTGAATCCCGTCAATGAATGAAATTCCCCAGTCTCCAAATAATCTGAATACCATTTTCTTTTCCACTGACTATAAACCGGGAAACGAACATTCCAAAAATTATCAGACACCTTTCTGATATGATCTTCAAAAGTGCCTTTTTTCGTGTCCTTGTCAAATGAGCATGTCCCTAATTTATGAATCCCTTTTATGTACATTAAATGCTCCCCAATTGTCATTCCATTTTTCATTTCAAGGGGTCTGGCCTCCCATAATGACGGGGCGCATTGCTGATAAACGGAACCATAAAACTGGGGGAAAACAAAACAGTTCTTGCCAAAGTATCTAATTTCTTTTGTGACCTGATCCTTTGGAATCATAAAGCACTCGGAAGCCATGTCCGAGTGCATGTCCTTCGTGGGATCATTTATATATTCCAGCATCGTGGGGTCTTTATGATAACAAGCCGCGACCCGGACTTCGATTGCTGAATAATCGACCTCCACCAAACACCTTCCCGGCCTTGCCCGGAACGCCTCCCGAATTAACTTTCCAATAAATTCATCCCTTACGGGGAAATTCTGAAAATTAGGTTCAGAAGACGAAGACCGATACGAAGCCGCAAAATGCAGATGAAAAAACGGATGCAAAATCCCTTTCGTGGTGTTCAAAATTATATTGTCTAAATAAGTATTGGCGCATTTTTTCAATTTCTGCGAAATCAAGAACCACTTGGCTACCGGATCATCCACCTTGGCTAAAGCCTCCTCCGAAGCTGAATCCTTCCCCGTGGCCGTCTTAATTACTGAGACATGCCCCATCAGACCAAACAAGACCTTTGCCAATTGCTGTCTGGAATTATAATTCGTCTTTGCTCCAAAATGCTTTGCCCACAATTTCCCTGCCTTGGACCCCTGAATTTCAGTATCCAACATTCCCGCTTCTAACAATAACTCCCGCCGTTTTCTTTTGCAGTATTTTACATCCACACGGATGCCGTTTGATTCAACCTCGCTCAAAGCTATTGTGCCTTTATGAAATAAATCATATCCATATAAGGCCATTTCAAATACTCCTTCCAGCCAAATGTAATTCTGCCCAAGCATCCATCCCACAATACTCTAATAATTTATGTATCGGAAATGATTCCAATCTGTTTAACCCTGTCTTTGGGTCTGCTTCCATATACGGGTCTACTTCCTTAGAATAATCTGGAATGCCGTACTTTACAAACGCCTGAAATTTCAATCCACTATATCCACGACTCCCGTTTATTAAATGAGCCTTCAGCATTGTGTCAAAATACCAATTCCTGACCCGTGTCTTTAGTATAGACTTTGACCACCGATCTTCGAACTTCATATTTGCCGCCACTTTTTTTGCAGGGCTTTTCAAAAATGCCCTAAATTCTTCCCGTACATCCGAAGTGAACGGAAATGCAATTGTCCTTTTTGAATCTGCCATACCCACACATAGGATTTTCTGTCCCGGCCCCTCCGGTTTCAAGCTAGTGGTTTCATAATCAAAAACAACTATGTCCTGCGAAGCCGAATACCTGCGAATTTCATTTATAATTTCCCGGCTGTCATATATGGGGAAAATTTTAGGCTTTAATTCATAGGGGTCTGTTTCTGTGGAATGTATCCATTGCTTGCTGAGAACAAAAGCGGCATTGCCCGTCCGTTTGTCAAAGTATTCTTTGATAGGATACATCGGAATTACCCAAGCATTCATGCTGTGCAAGGGAACCCATTCGCCAACCCATCTTGAATAAACTCCTATATCATCCCAAACCCCCTGCAAGACCCCTTCCAATGCTTCCGGGCCAAATACATAAATCACTTTTGCATCCCATTTTTTCAACCTACTTTTCAAAAATGGAGCGCAATACTGAACCCTTTTTTTACATGAGGCCCCATGACAGGCAGAAGCATATAAAACAGACATGGGCCTACGCCCGAAAATCCCCCGCAAAACAAATCCTGTATTCGTCCCCAGCCTCCCCCGGCTGTCTGCCTCTACTGAAGGCTTGTCGAAGACCGCCACGACCCCCTGCGAATTTCTACGGTGCCGCATCTTGGGCGTAATAGACTTCCCAATACCCCCGCAAGAATAACAAGCGGGGTCTTCTGGCGTTTGTTCAAAAAGATTTTCAGAAAAAAACATTACTTACGACCTCACAGTAGCCACTAAATCATACCCCGTGTCCGTCCTGAGAAATAACCTTTCTTTCATGTCTGCCGTAGTATAAATTTTCCCCGGCGTTTTACAAAACTCTATAAAATTTTTGGGGATCGTAGCAATGTTCACGTCACGCTTTGCCACAATGGTTTTCACTTCATCTATAACCCTGCCAATTTGCCCATCCCCAAACGATTCCAAAACCAAAGGCTCCCCCTTCCTAAAGAAAAGATTGACCGTGCTTGTCCCCGTCAAAGCCACCACCCTACTGTATGCTTCAAAAAATTCGGGGGAATTCTCAGTTAAGAAAACCCGTTCTTTTCCAACCATCCGATTAAAATTCAATTCAGAAGGCTTCTTCGGATGAAACACCATCATCCTGCCATAATATAAAACCACGCCTTTTTCCAACAAGGCTATTCCTTTGATACGATTAAATATCCGTTCTTTTTGGCCCATGACCACCAAAGGAAAAGCAAAACTCCTTTGAAATTCAACAAAATCCCTACGCCTCAAATGAATGCCATTGCAAGCAAATAAATTTCCTTTCTGGAAATGCAATTCCCCGGAGTAACTGTCAACCTTTTGAAGTATTCTCAAGCATTCTGTCAAGGCTGTACGGTGCTCTTTTTCTATGACCCGCATTGCCTTTTTTGCATCCCCCCACGAAAACCCTTCTATTTTTAATTCCCCGCCAAGTTTAGGCAAATTCGCTTCAAATCCACTAGAACGACTCACTTTCAAATACTTTGGAGTCGTTTCAAAAGACCAGCCCTCGCTTGTGTTTTTCAGGACGGACACAAGGGGGGCCGCATCATACGTCCCCCTGACCCCCATCAGTTCCCGTGGCAACCCCATCCGGGCCGTCCAAGTTCCGGCGGGGGATTCTGCTCTCAATTCTTTTTTCAAAAAACAAATCTTATTTGCGCCACATGCCGCCAAAAGCTGTAAGTCATGCACAAACTGTTTCATTCGTTTTTCCCTTCTGTTTTTTGGTAAAGGAAAAGCGGGGGGAAAACCCCCCGCTCATATAATCGGGCTTGTCGCTATGGTATTAGGCGCGGAGCCAATTCAAGATCACCATCACGGCTTCCGCAACTTCCGAAGTGGAGACCTGCTTTGTCGAAGACGGCTTCTTTTCGGGTTCCGGCTCTACTTCGATTTTCTTGGGCCGCCCCCGGCCACGCTTCTTGGGCGGCTCAACCTCTTCGTCATCGGCATCATCTGCCGGGGTGACCTTACGAGGCCGACCACGCTTCTTGGGGGGCGGGGGCGTTTCCGACTCTGACTTGCGAGGCCGTCCACGACCACGCTTCTTGGGCGGCTCAACCTCTTCCTCTTCGTCATCATCCAGATCATCATCTTCGTCCAGATCGTCATCGTCATCCAGATCATCATCTTCGTCCAGATCATCATCCAGATCGTCATCGTCCAGATCGTCTTCCTGCTCGGCCTTCTTGGCCTTGGCCTTTGCTTCCATCTTGGCCTTGATCCGACTCTTTACATCATTCGCCATTTTGTATTCTCCTTTTTCATTTTCCGGTGCTTCATTCAATTGTGTTTACCAAAAGCCTTTCCGTTTAATTCATGTGCTGATCCTCCTTACGTGTCGTGCCTTGTTTAATGATAGTATAGACCTTCGCCGCCCTTTTTTGAATTAATAAAGCCCCTATATATAAGGGGCTTTTGATATTCCAAAGTGCCTTTTACTTTACGGTGTTTCTTTTTCCGGAGTACCCTGCTCCGATTCCGGGGCTTGGGCATTTCGCATGGTCTGCAATGCCTCCAGAGCGTCTTTTATATTCTGGATCATCGCCTCCCGCTGTTCCTTTTCCCTCTGGAATTTAATCTCATCCCGACCCTCTTGGGTTTCCTGATACTGCAACCACATATCGAATGCCATCTGAGCCATGGGCAAAGTGGCCTGATATACGGCAATCATTTGATCGGTCTGGAATTCGGTTTCGGTTCTGCCATCGGGAAACTTAGTCGTTACACATCCCGCCAAAACCAAAACACCACAAATCAAAAACACAATAAACTTTTTCATTTTGCACCTTCCTTTTTTTCAGGGTTACGCCAAAACGCGATCAGCCGGGAAACCCCCGGCACGACAATTGTGGCTATGGCAATTGCCACCGCTGTGTCCGAATCTTCGGGCCAAAAAACAATTCCGGGGGCGAAACTTCTCAAGAACGCCAAAGCCCCAATCACTGCGGAACCACCCGCCAATGTTCCCACTGCCACATTTTGTGTTGTTTTACTTGTCACCGCACTCATTTTTTTGCTCCTTTCGATTGCTCTCCAAGCCCTATACCCGGAGACAACTATTCCTTTCTTTTTTCTGCGGGGAATTTCTTCGGAATAGTCTGCAACGGTATCCGAAACCGGAACCATAATTTTCTTTTTCCTTTTTCGCCGCAAAGGATTCTTATACATTTCTTTAATACTTCCATCTTGCAGGATACCCCCGCACGTCTAAATGCACAAAATTAGGATAAAGGCCAATCCCCCCATTTTTGAAAACATCTATTTCTTTGGCATAATAAGCCAAATCGACCGGACTCATATCAAGGGTTCTAATATCTGCCGCTTTCCCCAATAAATGCTGGCTCTTGGGACTACCCCCCACTTCTTTATTATGTTTTTCACAACGATAACCGCTGTTAATTATTATGGGCTTGCCAATCAAATCCCGCAACTGTTGCAAGCCCCCGATCAATCCCACTTCTATAATAATTGCCCCACAACATTTACATCTAAATTCATTTGTTGTGAAATTTTTGGACAACCGGATATTATCCGCAAATGTCATTGTCATATTCCCTTCTTCCGGGGCTTCTTTCAGGAACCCATTTAATTCGTTCTTCACAACGGGTCTTTATTTCCGCAATTTCCTTTTCATGTGTTTGCATCCCAAGTGTTACGATTTTTTGGGCCGATTCAATTCGCGTTAAATCATGTGACATTTCATTTACCTTAGACGACAACCCGTTTGTTATAATTTTCTTAACACCCTCCACATCGTCCTTCAATTCTGCCAATTTAGTTTGCAAATTCTTTAATGAATTATCTAAATTAGCCCCCGAAACAGCCCCCTTCTTAATTGCATCTATATTCGACGTGACCTTCCCCATAAAAGCCAAAAGAATCCCCAAAATACCCACGATTATGCCTGGTTCCAGCCATGAATTCATTCAACTATTCCTTTCGTTACTGCTCCATACTTCTCGGCCTATTATAGCACACTTCACCCATAAGTTAAAATGTCGTCTAAATCATAAGACAATAACACCTGTCTGCCAACTACAAAACTTCCAAGAAACGAAGCAATATAAGCCGTCTGTGTTTCGTCTTCCCCTGTAACTAATTCGGGCTTATACCAAAATTCTATATGGGCTTTATTTTGTGTATACCCTAATTCAGAATCCCCCAAATATAAATACCATTCTGAATTACTATGAATCCATTCTTCCTGTTCAAAAGCATCCCCGTCATAGTAATCCCCTTTTCTTGAAGTGTTCCCCAAATTCCCTTCATAAATTCCATTGTACGAGGGCCAAACCGTTGTTATTTCCCCATAATTTTCTGCATCATATCCGGTTTCCCCGGAAGTAGGATCATTCACGGGAATTGTTAAGAAATTTCCTGAAATAGAACCAATCGTTGCATCGCTTGGCAATGAAAATATGCCTGATATAGAAACTTTGCCTGATTCTGCTCCTATTGCATCTAAATCCCCCCTCTCAAATGCTAAATAAGTGCCGACAAAAAGAATTTCATTTTCTTCTGTCCTGTAAACTTCTTCCGAAGGATCACTATAACCCAAATCATCAGCCACATATTCAGAAAAAGGCAAGGTTATTCCCCCGGTCAATACAGAATTATCCACGCCTGAAACATCATCAGAATGTTCCCGCACAAAATCTTTACCATGCACTTTGAAAAATTGAATGCCATCGACCCAAACCGTTGCCCCTACATATGGTTGCGGAGCAACGCGAACAAAAATTATTTGTTCCACTGAAGTGACTGAATCCCCTGTATAAATTAAATCTTCGGTTATTGTTTCACTTACGGATGCTTCACAACTCAAAAGTGTTCCCCCATAATAACTACTCCAAGTAGAACGATTGTAATCCGTCATTCCTAAATCAAAAGCATCCCCCTTGTGTTGAATCCGCACCCTATACCAAGTATTCGGTTCCAGACTAAATTTCTGATCGGAAGTTTGCCCCACTATTACATGATAATATGCGGGGAATGCTATTATTTTCCAACTTGTTGTACCTGAAATTTCACTTGTAGTATCCTTTGTCAAAGAACCAGAAGCATATGAAGTTTTAATCTCCCAATAATACCCCGCTTCCTCTGCTTGGCTATTTTTCAAAAAATCCCCATCCGCAAAATCCGGCCCATAATCTTCTTTATAAATATACAAAAATGGTTGCACTTCCCTTGTTGTCATATCTGCATTTGCAGGCATGTCTAAAGATTCTGCATCCAAACTTAAACTACAATTCATTACTGAATCATCATTTATACAACCAATATACGGAATTTCTTCATCAACACTTTCCGACATTTCAAAGTATTCATTCACAGCGAATGAATCCCATTCCCCCGATGCTGACAATTCCAAAGTAGCCGTATGCGGTCTTTTACATTCTGCCCTATAATCGGCTTTAATATATTTTAATTGCCCCCCAACTTTTGTTATATCCTGAATATCAAATTCATATGTTTGTGAAAAAAATTGACTGATTGCCATTCTTACACTGTTTTGATAACCATCCACAAAATACCTTTCAGGATATGCTTTATTATTAACTACCGTATCACTTTCCACTTCAATTCTATTAGCATAACAAACGTTCCCCTCATAATAAGGAACAGGATTTATATAATAAACATTAGAAGTTCCTGTAAATTCACAATCATCTGATCTTTCAACTACCCAATCCCCGCCAGAAGTAAATTCGACTACTTTCATAAGTTCCCGGTCTGTATGTGACATATCCGGGGCCGATATGACCATTCCTTGCCACGCTTCATCTTCCGTGGGAAAATCACAACCTGAATCTAATTCAAATTTAATAACAAATGTGCATTTGCTAGGCCACGCCTCGTTTGCTTCTGGTATTGTTATGTCTTGTGAAATGGTAGCCGTTTGCCCCGAATTAAAAGTTAGCGTATCCCCTTCTTTAATTTCCATTCCCGCATACATTGAGGAACACCATATCTGAATTTCTGTTTCACTTACATACCAATACATCGTATAGGGGCCGCAAGCCATATTAAAATATCGGTACACTTCCCCCACATAAATATAAAACGGTGTAACTTCCGGGAAATCATCCTTTCCAGAAACATCATCTACATCAACAATAATTGTGGTTTCAGTAGAACCAATTGCCCCCACAGTTCCACTCGGGGCCAAAGAATTGAACATATTCAAATTAGGGGCATGGCGATAATAAACAGGAACCAAAGACAATGCTTCAAATGTAGTTTTCAAATCCCCATAATCATCTGCACAATCTTCACCATCAGGGGTTAAAATCCCAACACCTGAAACCTCTTCCAAAGGCAAAGCCGCTATTTTTCCATAACATTTTTCAGCCATTAGAGGCATTTGTATTGTGGTTTGAATGTATTTCATTTTGTCCAATACATTCTTAATTTCTATAAATGGGGAAAAATCCGTTGTATTTAATTCGGCTACCCACGGCCAATCAATCTGCCCCTGATATTCGCACCAATTCCATTTGACATCATAAGGCGTAGCCCCGGAAGCCTTGTCCAACAATTCCCTGCGGTCATGCCATGAATTTCTAAACGAATCAAACCCCAATCCCCCGGACAAAACGGTGTCCCAAATCGTTTCATCCTTATCCGTTAAAACGTTATAAATTACTGTGCCATCTTCCCCTTCTAATTTATGGGCACAAGTGAGCATTGACATCCATGTCGAATTATACCCCTCAGTTAATTTATAAACGAACATGATAGAATTCCCCAGCCTTCTCAAATTTTCTTGAAAAAACAAGGGGAAACTGACATTTTGAAAATCAGATAATTCCGGGAATGCCTTCTCCACTAAATTTTCATAAACTCTTTCTTCCGCAGAATACCCCGATGGCCCCCCGTCTGCATAGCAAAGCCATTTTGTATATCCCTGTAATAAAACCTTGTTAGACCCTGCCCCTGCAAGCCAAGGTGGGGCATAAGTATAATCTTCTGACTCTGTTTCCTGAACGGTTGAATTATAAGGACTGGACAATCCCGCCAAATATCTTGAAGCAGAATAACCAAATTCATCCGCTTCCCTTTTCCCCAAAGCATGTTCCCGTTCGTTAATTGCCCACATCAATTCTCGGACACAAACCATCATTTCTTGAAGGCTTAAATTATCCCAATCGCCACCGTTGTACCAAGACATTTTATGCTGTTCCTAAATAATGCGTGAAGCACGTCCATTTCTCTTCGCCACTAGGGGCATTCGCATCATAAATATACCCATATTTTCCAACAAGTCCCAAAGAGGCTTGCCCATCATTTAATTCTTCGGGCAAATCCGCTGTCTCCTCCACTTCTATAATTTCTTTTTGTGCAACCCATTCCCCCGTATCTGCATCTTCCTCATCATCAGTTTCAGGAAATTTCCATTTCCAAAGTATAGACGGTTCCCCATAATTGCACTGCAAATATAGGGGCAATTCATTCAAAGTTTCTGTGTCAGGGGCATCCTCCGGGGCATCCACTCCTGAATTCAAATACCAAATTTTTCGCCAACCTAAAGTAGAACCCCCCCAAATTCTAAGCGAAAATCCATCAGTTTCATCCCCCATCAAATAAATAGGGGCATTGTCATCAATTGGCCCTTCACTTAGGTCTACTGTTGCTTCCGGATCATCAGGGTCATCCTCCCCGTGCGGCAAGGCGTGTCTGTGGTCTACCCTAGACCATTCATCAGATTCCCCTATAATGTTTGTGCTTGAAATTATTTGTACCGTGCCCCCTCTGAAAGCCTCTAAAATAGCCTCCATCAAAGGGCCTTCATCCATCTCCCAATCAAATTCTTCACCAGAAGGTGCCGGAACAATTCCCAGTTCATCTAAAATTAAATCTTCTATATCATCATTAAACGGAGGCGGGATACTTTCCTCTGTGTCCAAAACATAATCCAAAAAAGACGGTCTTTCCCCAATCTCAATCTTCACAGCAATTGGCGAGGCCAAATCCCTTGTGACTTTCGTAATCCAAGTGTCTATTGACACATCCAGTATTTCATCCACAAGACGAATCTTATTTCCAACAAAAAGCCTTTCATGCGAATAATCCAGTTCCCCGACAAAATAAGATAGGTCAATTGCATTACAATCCACCACCTTATAAGGCACACTTCTTTTTGCCACCTCTATCGCAACCAAGGCATCCAAAGTATCTTGGTCATGCACGGAATCAAAATTCAAAATCTCGACAATTTCACCATAGGTGGCTACGTTATTTTCTGCTTCACTGGACAGCCCGGATTCAGCCGAACTATACCCAATTATTTTGGTTCTAATTGTGGAATGATCCTCCTCCAATTCCACATCAACCAAATTCTTATCCAGCCTTATTTGCTGAATTTTCCTTCCTGTAATTTCATACTGCCAATTTAGGGCATAATTTTCATCTACCCAAATCCATCCCCCCAAAGCCTCCTGCAAGGAAAGCAAGCCTCTCAAAATAGTGGTCTTTTCCAAGACTAATTTTCTCAAGGCTGTGGAATAAACACTCGAAATGCTCCCCCTTGAAATTGTCCTCAATTTTGTATTTTGTTGCAGGGCCAAAAGACTGTCTATAATGTTCCCAACCGTGTCCTCCATGACGGTTTCTGCCACTATGGTTTCAAGCCCCAAACTCCAAATTGCCCCAGTACAAAAAACTTCTATATAAGGCCCATCCACGGAATTATTTTTCGTGACTCTGGTAATATAAAACCATTCCAAAACGGAAGTGCTGTCCGTCAAACAAATGCGATTCGGGAAAGCAAAATCATCCAAAGTGTCCAAATCCAAAGGCATTTTGAATGTTAATTCCGAAGCCATATTCTTTGTTGTGATCCACTCTCCCGCAATCCAATCCTCAATTACTTTGACTCTTTTTTGAGTATCCCAAAGCTCCAATTGATACAAATAGGGGTCTATGGAACTTTGGATCAGGGAAGTTTCCCACCCTGATCCAAACAATTCCCGTCCAAATAAAGGTACGCCAAACTCAGCCATTTTTCATTTCCCCAACAGGTTCCTCTTTGGGCTTTTCATCTATGACTTCCTTTTTTTTCATTTCTTTGATTGTGCCAATCAAGGAATCATATTCAGTTTTGGGCAATGCCTCCGCTTTATTTAGGTTTTCCAAAGCCTTTTCAGCAAGTGCGGCCAATTCTTCTTTGCGTTTTATTGTCAAAGGGTTAATGTAGTTTTCAAATTGTGTCATTCTATCCATTGCCACAGTTTCAAAAAATTCTATGGCAATCAAAGGGTTATTTACAACCGCTTCATATGTTCCCGCAAAATCAACCCAATTTTCCCTGCTCATTTTCTTTTCCTTTCTATCACGTTATTTACGCGAAATTTCTCGCCAATTTACGCCATCTTTTATCAAATGCAAAGATGCCCCCGCCGCACTGACCCAAGTTCCATCCAACTGAGCAAACGAATTTGTTGCATAAATAGTCCAAGCATATGTTTGCGCTACGCCTAACAAAATTATTTCCTGCCCGTCTACTGAATCATCAAACGCGCCAATATCGACTGCCGCACTGGTCAATACAGGAACCTTGAATACCCTGCCATTCGCAACCGAAGGGGTTGTAGTGGTATCTAAAGTTTGTGGCGGAGAAATTAATTCCCCATAATTTTTAATGTTTTTAACAAATGCCGTTAACCAAATTTCTGTATCACTTCCTAAATTTGCGGGGCTTGTGGCAGAATCCCAATTATAGAGCGGTTTCAAATCCTTTGGAAACCTTGTGCCTGAAAAATTAAACCTTACAACTTCCCCATATGTTGAATCTAAGAGTCTCAAATTGGACGACAATGTGCTCCAATAGAAAGTCCTCGCCGCCCCTACTTGATAAACTGTCGATTCTTGTGATGTACCGGCATCTTTCCTTTGTATTGTTATTTGACCAGATTCGTTTACAGAGAAAATTTCATATCCGGGGCCATTATAAATTCTAAAAGCCGACCCCGTTGTGTCATTATCATAATCCAGATAAAATTCAATATCTTTATCAGATGCTAATTTCAAATCCCCATCAGTAGGCCCGAGTAGACTTCCCCCCTGCAATTTCATATGTCCATCATAAAATAAAGCCGCCGAAGTATCCCCCGGCCCAAATACTTCTAAAACACTGCCATTTACAGATATTTTTGCTTTGTTCCCACCGTCATCATACAATTCAATCTGCATATCCGCTGTGCCGTCACCTAAAGTAAGATTCGGCATTTCATCAGGGTCTAATACTTGCCCTTCCAAAGTATTTACTGCCTCTTGTAACTCTGAAATATACTCCGCAGTCACACAAAGTTTTACTTCGGCCCCTGCCACATGAGCCGCCGCTGTGGTGCCTTCTGCCCCCCTTGTGCAAGACGATTTAGTGTCCATCCCATCAACAGCCGCAACCTCAATTATTTCATCATCAATCACCACATGAAATGGAAATGTCGCCGGAAAACGATCCCCGGTATTCGTTGCCACTGTGAATTCAGTCACACTTGCATTTATATCTTCTGCAAGGTATGACGAAGCAAAATTTTTGGCTACTAGAAAATCAGTGCTCATTTATTTATACCTTCCTCTATAAGTTACTTCCATCGTGCCTCCGGAAATTCCCTCTAATGTTATCTCATTTACAACATTCGGGCTTAATTTTATGGGCCTGTCCGTTTCAGATAAACCACTGACCACGCTTACCCAATTACTTCCGGAATCAACGCTTTTTTCAACATGAATTCTTTGGGCATCCATTCGCAACCATTGCCCATTCTCAAGTGTCCCGTTCCATGTGCAGGATTTACCGCTTGTGGCATTGGAAATTATAATCTGTGAAGTCAAAGTCCCTGTATTCTTAATTACTATTACGGGCAATGCCTCAACTGTTCCCGGCACAACTTCACCAGACGTTTCCGGGACGGACACAGTTTCGGGGTTCGTGGTAATCGTGTACGATTCTTCGTATTCCGATTGTGTTTCGGCAAAACCTGTGGTCACAAAAAATGTGACTGAGCATGTGGCAGAATAATTAGAAATAAAATCCACCAAAAGCTCATCCTGCACAAAAGCCCTGTATTGTCGAGGAATTTCCAAATCATCCTCAAACCAAAGTGACAGTACCTTTTCCCCCAACGAACTATCCAACTCTAATTTTAATTCATCCACCCGATTATACAATTCCTGCAAAGAGTCTGCCACAACTGCAAAATTAATTGCTATTTGCTTCCCACGATTCCCTTGAAAAGAATATAATGATCCCCCTTTACTTGCGTTATCCTGAACAGAAAACTTATTCGGGGACATATTAAAGAACCCCGGCAATTTCATGAGTAAAATGCCGTTGTCCTTGCTGTATTCCACGCCATTAAAAGTAAATCCATCCATAATTAAACTCCAAAAGAAATTCCACGTTGCTGTGCCCGTAGTCTGGTCTGCTTCATTAGAATTTTAGGCAATTCCCGTGCAATACTTTCGGCCACGGAGGCCCCGGAAACCCCACTGACTTGCACCGTCACATTTTCTAACGAAGAATTCATAACAATCCCGCCGGAAGTGCTGGCATTGCTTGCCAATTTTCCCGCCATCGGTGCAACGGGGGACATGGCCGCTCCCATCATGCCGCCCAAACCATCCACACCAAACATTTTTGCCAAATCACCTAACGTTTCCCGCATCCATGAAGCAAATCCCCCTACAAATTTTTGCAATGACGATAAACGAGAATGCCAAATTTCCAAGTAATTATTCAGAGAACTTGAAACTAAGTCATTTATTGACGGGCTTTCTCTATGATCCAACGAAAGTCTTTTCAAAGATTCTCTTATACTTGCCGTGCTTTCGTCCGTCGAGTATTCGATTTTTTGCATTGCCTGTCCAACAGAAATCCCCATCTTTTTTGCATATTGGGAAACCTGCCAATATGTATCCCCCTGTCCTTTTGCTGTGGCCGTAGCAAGCAGGGTCGATTCCCTCGCACTGTCCTGAGCCTTTTTGACATATCGCATTGCATCGGCTTGGTTCATACTTTTGTATGTGACATAATCAACCGCTACCCCTTGCGCCCTCAAAGTATTTATCATTCTTAATTCTGCGGCTTCCGCTTCCACTTCGGCATTCTTTTTTCCCTGCCACGCTTCATATGCCCCAACAAAAGCATCCTGTAATTTATACAAAGTCATTGCCATAACTGCATAGGTCGTGGTAGCAACAATTACTGCCGCCGCTCCCGCAGTAATTGCCGCCGATAATGCCACGAATCCAGAAGTCCCAGCCAACCATGCAATTCCACTAGAAACATTTGTCATAATTATCGAAATGGATGCAAGACTACTTAAAAGCGGGGAAAGTACCAAGGACAATCCAGTGGCCGCTATTGTCCATTTCCCAATCTGTGCTGTTAATTCAGGATTCTTTTCTACCCATTCCCCCATACTTTTCACCATCGGCTGAACATGATCCCTGACCAACGAATTTAATACGGGCAATAATTGTGTTCCGATCCCCACCTTCAAATCTTTTACCTGAGCATTTAGAATTTTCCAAGCATGTGACGGATTCGCTTTTACAAAGGCTTGAAATGCTTGGGTACTGCCCCAAACTTCATTTTCCATATCCTGCAAAATACTTGCAAATGCCCCGGCCTGATTACCAGTCAAGGCTAAAATTGCTTGGAGTCCTTCCACACTGCCAAATAACACAGACATTTTGTCAACGTTACCGCCCGTCTTTTCTTTAACGTCTTGCAAAAATCCCGCAAGCCCTTTGGAAGCCAAAGCAGTGCTATTAAATTCTAAACCAAGACTCTCTGCCATTTTCGAGGCTTCTGCTGTGGGCTTAATTACATTAGAAACTGCCGCTTTTAATTGTGTCACAGCTCTGGAAGTCTGAACACCCCCCAAAGTTAATGCCGCTATGGACGAAAACAATTCTTCTGTGGGAATTTTTGCCGCTGAGAAAATAGGGGCCAATTGTCCAACAGCCCCGGACAATTCCCCGAAAGTGGTCACACCTTTTTGCACCGCTATAAATGCCTGATCGTAAACCTTATTTACCTTCCCCAATTCCAAACCATAGGCGTTTGTAGTGGCAGTTCCCAATTCTACTGCGGTCTGCAAATCCACTTGGGCCGCTGTGGCCGCTTTTGCCGACTCTGCAAGTAATTTAGGCACCTCGGCAGAATCCGCTCCTGCTGATATTGCCTGATACGTTGCCGTGACTGCATTACCCAAATCTAGGCCAAATTCTTTTGTCACATCCCGAATTTCACCACCAAGCGTGTCTAAATCCTGCACACCTAAAGTGGCTATATTCGCCATGCCCTCTTGGAAACTAACTGTTTCTTTTACAGCCGATCCAATGGCCCCTGCGGCCAACCTTCCAAAACTCCCCAAAGCGGCCCCCGTAGACTGCAATTTACCAGCAATCGAGGACATGCTGGATTGCAAGACACCGCCCATCTGTCCTACGGTTCTTTGCAAGGAACCCAAATCGACCTTTGCCCCGAAAAAAACATCCCCGCCGAATATGCCGCTCATTCCTGACATTTTTTCATCATCCTTAACCTAAATTCCCTTGCGGAAATCATATTCTTGGGCCTCTCCATCATCTCATTCTCATTTATTAAAACAGCGGAAATGGCACATACCCATTGACTCATAGTCCATTCATATTCCATGATATGAAAAGGTATATGCCACCTCCGCATTAAAACATCAATAAAGCACCACTCTGTCAGACTGTGGGGAGCCTCCTCCGTTAAACTTTTCCTCCTTGACTCCCAATAAAAAAAGGCTCACCAAGTCTTTGAATTGCCACTGTAAATGCTTCGAAGACCTCAGTCAATACAAACTTTTCCTCCACCATCGAAATCTTTTCCGGGGGCAGTTTCAAAAGCTCGTATAGAAAATCCAAAAGTTCTGGAACTGCCTCCAAGACATTTGCCATGGACTCCGGAGAAACTTTCTCCACGTCCACAACTCCCTCGGCAGTTAATCCAGCAACCTCCATTATCCCATGATCCATCAGAATTTTCAGACCTTTTGCGAATAAGCGAACGCATTCCCGCTTGCATGGCTCCACAAAAGAAAATTCCTCACCTCCCAAAATAATTTCGGTTTTCGGATTTTCCAATGCTTGTTCTTCAAAGCTCATCTTTATGCCGCCTCGTATTGAATCCACTGATACCCGCTCGGAATATCCTCAGTCCCAAAAATGTCTACCCGGACTTGCTGGGTTGCAAGAGACTTTACCCCACCCGTAATCTGTCCGGCAGAAACTTCGACGGACGGGAAATAGTGCATGCCCAGTCCTTGAATTTCAATGACCATGGCCTTGCGAGTATGGGTCGTGCTTTTTGTATAGACCCCGGACGTTTCCGAAACATTCGTTGCGAAATCCAGAACCTTTGCCCCAACTTCAAAAGACGAAAAAACAACGGCATCCGGCGTGTCCACGCCAAACCTAATTTTCGCAACCTTTTTCTCACTAAGCGGGGCCTTAACTTCGATCACATCTTCATTCGGTTCGACAAAATCAAAGGCATCCTCAGTCAACTTAAAATCGCCCACTGTCCAACCGAAGGCCTCCTGCCCGGAGGCTGTTTTGGTGAAATCCACACTTACCCCCAACGCCGGGGCTGTGGGGGCTGATGCTTCCTCTGCGGCAAATGCTATTGCCGCCGTTACACCCGTCTTTATGTTTTCCTGCCAACTCATAATTTTTTCCTTTCGTTTACTCGGCTAAGTGTACGGTGTACACTGACAAAACCGAAGGCCATTCCGTTTCCGGTTCAATAATTAAATTCATCGACACCAAATACGCCAACACTAAATTATTCGGTTCATGGGCATTTTGCAGTCTGGAATGCAAAGCATTGAAAATAGACACAACATCGTCTATTTTACTGCTCCCGCCATAACAACGAAATTGAACCTGCCCAGTCCACATACTTGCATTCAATTGTGCCGTGATCGTCTGCAACGATACTACTATACCAGATTCAGTGTTCTTATATCCAGCGGGCAATTGGACAGCATTTACCCTATTTTTATTCAGCACATAAAGTGCCGTCCCTGTCTTTGTCAAATGACTTGTTAAGACTTCAAAGGGGTTCATGTCACATACCCTTTCTTAGCCCCATATTTTCTCCGCATGACATCCATTGCCTCATATAATGCCGGAAAAAAATAAGGTCTTGCTGGCATCGTTGACGTTCCGAACTCTAAATAACCCCCGTACCCACTTTTTGATCCGATCCACCAACCCGATGCTCTGGGGATTTTTTGTGACTTTATTTTTCTGCGATTATTCCCTGTCAAATACGGGGACTTTGCCTTGGCTATTTCAATAGCCGTGTCAACAAAATCTTCCTTGACTATTTGATCCAATCGCAAACCTAATTTTCTAGCCAAATACGGATCAATGACCACATTCATATTTAACTGAAAAGCTGAATTACTCATAGGACTTGCTCCGCCATAATTAACTGAAAACCGGGGCGATTTACAGGCGATCCCAAAACCCTATACAAAATCGGAGCAGATAAAATATGCCCGTAACGTGAATAAACTTTTAGAACATTCGTGCTGTCCACCACTTCATCCACAGGAATCATAATTTCAACGGCCTTTACTGGATACTGTGACCCGTCTACTGTTTCACGGCCTTCCTTGTTGTCCATGACCAAGCAAAAAACTTCCTCCCCGAAAGTGTAAGTAAAATTTCCGGGATCATCAGACCATTCATCACCCGTCCTGACCCCGATTTTCATCGTGTCAATCATACGAGTCTCTGCAAATCCTTGTGCCGAAATCATAAAACCCCCTTCTAAAAAAATCTTCTATGCGAAGATAAAATCTGCCTCAAAATGGGATCAATATCTGCCAATGTTTGATAAGAAACCTCCCCCACACTGACACTTGAAAATCCCTCAGAACCTATCAAAGCATACATTGCCGAAGTCAAACGGGAAGCCGCCACCATTAACTGTGAATTTCTTTCTCCAAGCATTGAAAAATAAAAGACTTCTGCGCCAAAAGTCTGTCCCAATTTTAATGCCCTATTCAAAGCATAATTTTCTGACCGTTCAACAACAATGCCCACCTCAGAGCCTATTAAATTCGAGTTTATAATGTATCTAACGCCGTTATAAACTACTTCAACATCGGCCAAATAAGCTGTTACAGTTTCAGTTGCCTCAGCCCTTATTTTTTCTTGTATTTCTGCCGCAATTAAATCCCCAGTAGTTTTCCCGGCAGGGGCCAATTCTATGTCAAAGGATTGTCCCTTCAAAATTGACAACCTCAAATTCCCATCCACAAATGAACTTATGTCCGTCACAGGGGCGCGGCCCCCCATTAAAATGCACGGGAAATTATCAGGAAATTCCTTGTTGCAATTTGCTCTAACATATTCTAAAGCCCCCCGAACAATAGACCCAAGCAATTCATATCTTTCAACTTTAATTGTCGGATTCAAAAAAGCGCTTTTGACTAACTCAAGATATGAATTAGTGCCAACCACAATTTTATATTCTTCTGTATCACCCCACGAAGCTGTGACCGTTATTGTTCCTGCACTTTGCAACGCCCCATAATTTACTGTAAAAGAATAACTGCCACCACTCGAAATTTCAGGGGTTCCAAAAACAAACCCTTCCAAGGAAGATTCCACGGAAACGGTTGTAAAATCTTCTCCGGAAGGAATTTCAAAACTGCCTGTCAAAATTATTTCCTCGAAAAAACCCTTGTAAATCAAAGCCCCATTCGTATAACTTACTGCATCTGAATCATATGCCGGGGGAGTTAATGGAATCCCAATAATAGGCATTTTTCTACTCCTTTACGAAGGTGTTACAACCGTAGACGCGATATTGTATTCAGCATCATAAAATTCAATAACATATTCTACACCAGAAAACAATTTCAAAGGTTCTAACCAAGCACCCCCAGCTATGGTTGCCGTTGTGCCATTAGAAAGTCGTAATCCCGCATCATATTCACTTTTTACAAATGCCGTAACCGTGGCACCAACTATTCCAGCCCCGTTTCCCAATTGAAAATACATTGTTTCGCCATAATCATCCTTAGTCAAATGATTTATATATACATTTCCACTACCCGTTGCAGATGCAGTCCATAATCCTGTACCATGTGACAAGGTTAATTTGTCATCAATTTCTTGTGTCGTGGGTGCCGATCCTGTACCTATTTCTCCCATAGCAGTCAAAATACCTTGCGAAGTATTTTCTAATGCCACATCGGATAAATCTGCCTTGTAATAATCAGCCGCTCCGCTATGGGCAAGAGCATTCGCCCCGCCTATATTAAGTTTGTCAAGATACCCTGCCCTTAACTCCGACAATCTTTCCAATAACGTATTCACACCCGAACTATTTGCCACACCAGTCCATATATCAGAAACAAGGGTGCCAAACGAAGTAAGGGTACGCGCTCCCTCATACGCCCAAACCTGAGCCGCTGTTAATGTGCTTTTTCCAGAGATAGCCGCATCAAGATACCCTGCTTTGGTATTCGTCCATACCGCTGTGCTTAACGCCGTGCCAGCCTGCGCCGCCGTCTTGGCCGCGTCATAGGCTCCCGTGAGCGTCATCGCCGCTCCTGCCGCTAGAGTGCTGCGTGAAGAGATAGCCGCGTCGATGTATCCAGCGATAGTGTTAGTCCAGACCGCCGTGCTAAGTGCAGTAGCTGCTTGAGCCGCTGTTTTGGCTGCATCGTAAGCAGAGGTGAGTGAGACAGGGCTAGTAACGCTACCAACCGCACCCGTCACGCTTGCAGCAACCCGCTGCTCAGGCTCGGTGTAGATGATGAGCGGATCAATCAGCACATCCTCTGTTTCAGACACAGGCGCAACCACAATTATGTCAGCGTTAGACTCGGCAGTTGCCGCATCGAATACATAGATTCCGGGCGCATCGGTAGCGTCAAGCTCGCTAGGATTGGTGTCATTGGTTGCCGCACACGCGCCCTTGTCCTTGCTGATCTGCGCGGTGATATTATCGGCATCCCCTGTAACGGGAGTCCCGTCCGTGCCATCGTAAGCGTAGACCACGAAATACTGGCTCGCTTTGTTCTTGTAAAAAGCCATGCCTACGCTCCTATGATTCTCGGCACACGCCGGAAGATTCCACCGCCACCACCTGTGATTTCAGGGAACTGTGCGCCAATCCTGTGATAAGTGGAGTTCTCGCCAACACTCAACGCACCGATTTCCCCCGCAACCTGTTGCAAAGCACTTGTGTTTTCTGTGTAATCCCAATTTGTATAAGTTGGATTCGTGCTGGAATTATAAGGCGCGGTGAATGAAGGCGTAACGCTAGTTATTGCGTTCACGATCTGTGTGGTGAGCGAACTAACAACATCTCCAGATACATTGGACACAGAATTTATATTATCCAGCACAACAATCCCATCAGTGCGACCACTTGTTATTCCATACCCTCCGTTTGCATAAAAGTGTGAGTTCCTCACGCAGCCATTCGTGATCTTCAATCCATGTGACGTGTTCTGCGCAAAAGTACACCCATAAATAAGTACGTGTCTTCCAAAAATATCATACTCAAAACCTATAGTGTTACGCACAAAAACGCAGTTTGAACATGACTGCGCATCGCCATAGCCATCAATAAATACACCATATCCCCCGTTTCCGTAAAAAAGCGAATCTGAAATAACGAAACTGTTGCCATTATTGCCCGTAGCGATACCTGAAGAGGTGTTTCCGGCAAACGTGCATCCTGATACGGTTACCCCATATTGTGCGGTTCCGTTCACATACAGACCGTGCGTCGCGCAATCATGCGCATAACAGTTATGGAATAATAGGCTTATGTTGGTATTGCTTGTGGTGTATGTTATACCGCTATTCGTGGCTCCCTTTATCTCAAAGTTTATCAAGGCCATGTTGGCAAAGTTTCCGTTGCCTGGCATGGATATTCCGGCATATGTGTCCGCGCAATCCAACACCGCCCTACCGCTGTCACCGGGAGTGCTAGAGTATCCTATCAGGAAGCAACGCTTTCCGCTATTAGACGGAAACACAACAGCCTCGCTATAATCTGTTCCACCCTTAACGTAGATAAAGTCGTGGTCGCTACTTGCAGTCATGGCCGCGCCGATGGTGGCAAACGCAAGGGCTTCCGTTAAGCCCGTGTCGCCATCATCACCCGTTGCCGCGTCTACATAATAGGTAGCCACCTATCAACCCACCATAAGGTTGCGAACGCAAGGCTTCAGCACCACATCCGACACACCAGCCCCGTCCATCTGCGAAACAAACGTTGCAAGCTGGCCCATGAACGAATTCACATCACCACCCGTAAGGCGGGACACGCCCTCCGCTTCGCGTCCATCGTCCACAGCCGTGCTGTCGTTTGGAAAGTCAGAGTTCATGCCCCCGTACCAAACGGCCATAGCGTTTTCGCATAACACGTTCAGGTCACGCACCCGCTCCGCAAGCGGACGCACCACCTCATTGCTGAACCGGATTGCCTCTGCGTTATCAATCGCCATCTCTCATTTCTCCTGCGCGTCGCCCGCGCTGTTTCGAACCTGTCTTAATTATAACATATCTAAATTATGATTCGCCAATTCTTTCAAAATTGTCCCCCCACAAAAACCCAGCCGTTTTTCGAGCAGTGAAAATCCTTTGGTCCTCTTGTGAATTTTTTCGACTCGCCCAATAAGTATTGTCTTTTGGGGCATTCCCTACATTTGGATGATATGTCTCCACTCTCGCATCTCTCAAAAACTTAAATTTTCCAATTCTTTTTGCAAAAATGCCTAATTCGGTGTCTGCACAAAAATGATGATACTCAGGACAAAACACCTGATATTCGGGGAACCGCTCTATAAATTTTCTCCCGATTACTGGAAAACAAAATTCCGATATATTAGGATTAAATGGCAAATTGGCTATATTCAAACCTCCCATAATGTCCGTGTCGATATTGTCCCCAAAAAAAGTAAATACTTCCCGCAAACAAAGACATCCCAAAACCAAATGATCCGCAAGAATGACCACACCATCTAATGACTCAATTTCCATGGCATTCGCCACAAGCTCATTCACAATTACTGGCAGGGGGCGTGGAGCTACTTCACGGGAAATAAATACCTGAACCAATTCATCCACGGCAAGCCACGTCATTGCTTTTTCAATGCTTGTCGATAGCCGATTCAGTTCCTTCGGCCTGTCCAATGTCGGAATTAGCAAGGCAATGTTTTTCATGAAACCTTTTCCCTTTTTTTGCGCACTCGGCTTTGTTGCATATGCTGAATGACCGGAGTTTTGCACTTCTGTTTCTTATTATCAAAAATCTTGCAATACTCCACAGGCAGATTATATTTGACCACCTTGGATTGCTTCTTCAAAATTTTCTGTAAAGACTTTTGATCCCATACATCCGGGAACTTGGTAACCTCTTCCTCCCACTGATCCAAAATACTATTTGCCGCTTCTGTCGGAGAAAATACCAAAGTGCCCGAAAGTAATTCCGAACCTAATTCGTGGTACGCTATGTCAAATTCCCCGGCTTTTAATGAAACGATCTTTTCCGGGAACTTTAGAATTCGAGCATCCGCATCCACCCACACTATAATTTTATTCGGAAATTCCTCCCGAATACATTTCAGAACCCAAGGCTTCAAATTGCAATTATGCTCCCATTTTCCAAGGTCTTCCAATGGGATCATTTCATGGGGCAAACCCCATTTTTCAAAGTCCGTCTGCAATTGAACGGCAAGTGGCTCATAATCCGGAGTAAAAGCTGTCACAAAGACAATTTTTTCTGCCTCTACAAAATTCCCCACTGGATTCTCCGGGGGTTTTGGAGCCTTCGGGGGGTCTTGAGTAGGGGGCGGGGTCTTTGGAGCCGGATACTCAATATCTGCCCACTTTCCAAAAGCGAAACTTTTAATTCCGGAGGCTGGATATAGGTTAATCACCTCCACATTTTCCGGAACCTTTTTCGCAAACTTGTCAAATGCCTCTATGAATTTATTAAACACTGAGTCTTTTTGCGTTTCTGGATGCCCGGAATGGAAATGATTCTGCAAACCATTTTCTGTGGGCTTGCTGTCAAAGCCAATCAAATAAATAGGATTCGCCCCCAAAAGGATTGCCAAATTTATTGCAGGGATTCCGCTATTGCTGGAACGTGTCAGTCCCTCATGTAAATTAGGGGAAAATTCATTCGCATTTCGATATGGGTCGAAAACCTCCATGCCTCCGGGAACAGGCCACTTGCTTCCCCGCAAAATGGCCCGAATCCCCCGGAATTTCTTCCAAGCCCTTTGCGCTTCCTTCCCATATTGTCCAGAAACTATCCATTGCAACCATCTGCGGTCTGTACCAAAGGCCACGTCACAATTAAAAGTTTCAAATACCCGATTTATGCCGATGGACGGAAATTGAGAAATAAATTTCCTAACTTCCTCCTCATAAATCTTGACAGACGGCCCTCCCCCAATAATTAAACAGGGGGAACCAGACCACATGCCCTGCCGAAACTTGCCATAATCCTGAGACAAATTCATTTCCCCATATTGCACGGCCCCGCCCAAAGTAAACTGGCCCACGGGGACTTTTCTTTCCTCGTAGGCCGCAATAATTGCAACACTGTTTTTTGTTTCCGGATCAACTATGACCACATCAAAATTTTCTAAATCTGATTTTCTCCAGAACGAAGGGTTCCGGTAGTTTAGAATCGCCGCTTGTTTCGGGCAAGGCAGATTTTTTACTGTCTTGACCCCACTACAATATACTCCGATCTTCACTACCAGAACCCTCCGCTCTATTTTTTGGAATTACCGAGTCTTCAAGACCACGCCGGGGCAGTCTTTAATGCTCGTAGCAACCTGTTCCCAATTGGCCGTGGAACCAATTGCGGCCAATGTCGGATTCGCGCCACCCGTGGAATAATTATAACTAATTCCACGCATGCCAATGTTCACGGCATATTCGCCCTGAACACGCCCAACCAAGTTTTCAAGCCCCGTGACCATATCGGAAACCACAGTCTCCCGCTCTGTTTCCACAACGGAAGCCGCTCCCGAGACCAAGCACAGGGTCTTATAAACTTTGGAATAAGCCGACACACCAGAAGCCGCATCATCGACCAGCGAATCCGAATCCATCACGATCACAGGACGGCCAAGCGTGGCGGGGGAACCGCCATGGATAACCATATTCGTGATCCCAAAAATGTTTTCGGTGATCTGATTTTTGATTAGGTCAAAGAACGGCTTGCTGTGCATCACAAATGCGGAAATCCGAGCATAACCGTCGCCCATCAGAGAAATGGCATCGGACAGAAATTCCGCGCACATTTTTCCGGTGTCAGTGGTTCCCTCATCCCTTGCATCATGAACCAGATCATAGGTTCCGGACGCGCTGGACACACCTTCGATTGCCGCGCAAAGAGCGGTCAAAATAAGGTCTACGTTGTCCTCAACCTTTGCCTCACCCGCCATGCGGCCAAAAATAAAGGACATTTTTTCCGGTGTGTCCCCAATTTTGCGCCAACTGTCGAGCGTGTGCGCCACAGGGCCAAGCCGACGATTCAGCTTGATCTTGTAGTGGTCATCTTGCGTGAAATTCAGATCATCCACAGCCGTGATAACGGACGGATCACGCCTCTGGATCAGTCCCGAAACATTCGGAAAAAATGTACTTTTTTCGTACAGCCCCGGAATTGCTTGCGAAGTCAACGTGATGGCGTTTCTTGACGCGGAATTGAAAATTGCCAAATTCCGGGCCAGAAATTCCAACTGTCCGGAATGATATTCCGGATTCAGAATTGTGAAGTCTGAATATACTCCTGCACCAGCCATATTTTATTCTCCTTTCCGCCAAACCTTTACTGTGTTAGGTCGGCTTCTGTTTCCCTCATTGTAATTTCTGCAAACTTGTCCGCACCCACTTCTTTTATGAACTGAATCTTTTCATCATCAGTCATTTTAGAAATAGGCTTCGTGTTTGTCTTCGCATCCCCCTTTGACGGAGGCTGATTCGATCCAAGGCGTTCCGCAACGGCCCTGTCAACCACAGAATTGAAAACTCCCAAAAAGCCGTCCACCACGTCATTCAAATCGGTTAAGTCCCCGGAATGCTGATAAAAGATTTTCCGCAAACCCGGATCGGTGACGTTCTTTTTGTCAAGTAGTGCCGTGACTTTCTTTTCGCGTTCGGCCAAATCATTTGCTTTACGAAGTTCCGCAAGCTCCTGTTCCCGCCGTTCCGCAAGCTCCTTCCACTGCTGTTCTTCCAAGAGTTTTTGTTCCTCAGATTCCTTGCGGAGCCTTTCGGAAATGGTTCTCTCCATCTTTTTGCGTTCCCGCTCTAAACGCTCGTTCAAAATTCTGTCCACATCCTCCTGAGCAAAACGCTTTTCTGCCCCGTCATTTGTAGACGTGGAATCGTCAGACAAATTTTTGTCCGAGTCTTTAGGCTTGGGTTCGTTTTTGGAATTTCCAGCCTTGTCCTGAGCCTCGTTCTCTTCTGCATTCTTGGCATCATCAGCCATTGTATTTTCTCCTTGGTTTTCCGGCAAATTGACCATGTGCCGTTCACGTTAATTCTATTCTACTACATTTCAAAATTCCTGTCAAATGTACTGTGTCGGGTCTTTGATTCCTGCCAGTTCAAACGCCTCCTTTCTTTCCACGCATGTGCCACAAGTCCCACAATGTAATTCCCCTCCCTTGTAACATGACCACGTTTTGCTATAATCAACTCCCAATTCGGCCCCTCTCTGGGCAATGCCTTCCTTGCCAATGTTTATAAATGGTCGAATCACTTCTATGCCCGCATATGTCCCCGTGGCAATTGCGGAGGCCATGGCAAACATAAATTCTTCCCTGCAATCCGGATATATTGCATGATCCCCGGCATGAGCCGCAATCACAATTCCCCCTGCCCCTGCACTTTCCGCAAACCCCGCCGCAATGGACAACATGATCCCATTACGAAATGGCACCACTGTTTTTTGCATACTTTTGTCTTCATAATGCCCGTCCGGTATTTCCCCACCTGACTTTAGCAAATTAGACTTGAAAAACTGTCCAATAAATGCCAACGGAATTGTGACATGCGGGATCAGTAGCCTTTTGCTGTGGTATTTTGCATAATGAATTTCGCGTTCATTATGCTTGGAGCCGTAGTCAAAACTAATACAACAACCCACGGAATGCTTTTCGACGGAATCATATAATGCCGTCACAGAATCCATTCCACCACTGAGCAAAACCACTACTGAATCTTTTTTCATAAACATTTTATTTCCCTGCTTCCTTTCTTGCCAATGCCGTTTGTTGGATTCTCTGATCCTGTCTGCTTATTTCCTCTTCCCCCGGCGTAATCCCCCGATATGCCAAAGTACATCTACAATTCGGATGCCCCGGAATTGTGTCGTGCCCGGACGAAAAGGGCCTGTCGATTCTGATCCAGCCATCGGCCTCATTTCCTGCACAAATATCCGAAACCCTGTCATCTCTGGAAGTCATCCAAGCCTTCCATTTTTTTCCTTCTTCCTTTGCCTCAATATGCGAAGCCTGTCCATCCGCAAAGGCCATTTCTGTTCTGGCTATGGTTTCCTTCCGTTGCTTCAATAAATGTGCCCTATACTTTTCTATTTTTTTGGCCTTCTCCTCTTCCGTCAAATTCAACTGATTTATTAAATTTGCGTATGTTTCCAAACGGTGTGCCCTCGGATTATCCAAGCCTTTTATCATGTCCAAAGTTCGGGCAATGGTCAAGGGGTCTTTTCCTTTTTCAACCCCCTCTAAAATTCTTTCGGCCACCTTACGCATCTCAGTCTTGAATAAATTCGTAATCAGTGTCCTTGCATCCCGCTCTACTTGTGCCCTTGCCGCCTTCCTGTCCACATCTGTTATGTCAATTTTCAATCCCCGGAGCATGTCGTTGTAAACCTGCTCTGCCATCATTTGCTGTTGCTCAACCACTTGTAAAATATACGTCTTGAACAATTCATCCTGCCCAAGTGTGCCAAGTCCCAATTCCTTCAATATCGCGGCTATTTCAGTTTTGGTTAACCGCAAAAAATTTTTCTTCTTCAGCATAATTTAGCCTTCCGGTGAAAGCCGTTCAATGGCCTTTGTTTTGACCAAATAATCAATAACCCCCATACTTAAATTCTCAACTATGTCCCCAACCATGCCCTCAAAATCAATGGCCCGAATATCATTCTCATTTTGTCGTGCTTCGGTATTTTTGGCCTGTTCATCAGACGGAATTTCCTCTGCCTCCATTCCCACGGCCCCGTCTTCCATTAACGCTTCATACTCTTTTTCGGGGTCTATAATATCCGTCAAAAGTTCCAATTTTGTTTTCTTGCTGACCACACCTTCCAGCCCATTTATATTCTGCCACTCTTCAATTCTATTTACGGGCATCAAGAATTGTATCGTGGTTGTAAAATCCGTCAAAACAGGTTGGCCTAATTTAGCCCAGATGGCATTCATCAAAGCAATTCTGTCAGCAACACCTTGCTTTAGAAAAGAAATCATGCTCTCCACTTCCCGTTGCATTGGAGAAAACATTAGCTTCAAAGCAATTCCGGACGTGGCTCCAGTGGTTCCAACTATATTTGCCACATCCGGAATCCGGCCCATAATGTGAATATGTTTTCGTGTCCTGTCCAAACGATCTTGGGTTCTGACCGTATCAAAAGTGCGGGACATATATTCGGCATCTGAATCAAATGGCAGGGGGAGCATTCTTTTTTCCCGGATTGTAGTCTCATTTTCATTTGCCCAAGACGAATCCACACCCTTCAATTTTAGAACACTGTCCACGTCTATTTTCACGCTGTCCCCGTTTGCAGAATCGACTACATTATATTCATCATTCTGGGAAATCAACGCCTTGGTTATAATTCCCAACGAATCTTCGTCCACCCGCCATTGCACAACTGGTATTCTGCCATACGAATGTCTGCCATTGCTTGAAACAGCCCATTCCGTTTCTGACAACCTTTCTAAGTGGACGAACCCCTGCTGACTATAAACAGAAACCACCTCCAAAGGGTCTTTGAGTAATTTCCCATTATGAATTGTGTTGTCCGGAAGCGTAACCCATCGAATTGCAAGAGTTAAAACATCGTCTGAATCCCGCAAAAACAACCATTCATTTGAATCATAATTCTTAATTATTATTTTCTTCTCTTTGGGATCAAATGAATGTACTTCCACACCATATCCGTATAAAATAGCCTTCCTTCGATTATTCAAATCTTTGGAGTCTAAGAAATTATTCTCGGCCACTTTCTTATATTCGTCCGTGGCGGGTTTTTCCTCTTCGGATTCAGACGATACCTGATACGACGAAATAGCCCCGGCATGTTCAGAGACAATATGGTCAATCCAATTCATGACCGTATTGCTTTTTTCTGTGCCGTCCCCATATTTTTCTTTGCGTTCTAGTATTTTATGTTTCCCATCATAATACTTTTTCTTTTCGGCCCTGAACGCCCTTGCCGTTGCATCCCCATCCCACAAGGCTTCCACATCGTCCGTATTTATTTCTATTCCCAAGTAACTTTGCAAATCCATTGTAAAACCCTTTCTTTTTTGGTGCCTGTATCTTAGCATTTTGCAAAATAAACAATCAAATTCTTAGACTTTCCCTGTCAATTGCCCCCACTGAATTTCTAAGGAAATAATGATATACCGTAGTCACCGCATCCACCACGTCATCATGTGCGGTGCTGGGAAAGTCCGCAAACTCCTGATAAAACCGGGGGAGCCACCAAGCTCCTCTTGGCACAAAAATATGTCCCTGCTCAAATAATGGTTCCAATGGCGAGGCCCTGACAACCTTATCCCTGCTAGAAATTACTTTCATAACAATTCTTTTTCCAGCTAAGGCATGTCTTATGTCCACATACGCATCCTTATATCCACCGTTTGCCTCCACACCAATAATCACACTTGCCCCGTCCTGCTCCGCTGTCTTCCTAATTATTGCATCCCGTGCAGGTTTTTCCTTTTGCATTATTTGTAAATCTTTTATATACAAATGATCCAGATCATCCCTTTTAATTACGGTGCCCAAGGCCCCCACTGTAAAGTCCGGATCACCTTTCGTTCTTTGTTTTTCACTGGAAGCCAAATCCCACATACGGGCATACCTTGTGTCTGGAAAATCTTTAATGTCTATTTCTGTCACACCTTGAATATGAAAAATGTTCCCGCCCTGTAACGTGGGCTTTTGCATGTAAAGTGCCGTATATTCCCTCTGCCCAATTGCCTTCTTAATTTGATGTAATTTATTCAGGGGCCACCGTTCAGGCCATAACGCTTCTTTACCATTTCCCTGCTCGGCTTGAAGTTCCACAAGTTCCCATTTTTCCCCTTCCCCCTCTGCCATTTGCTTCAAAAGCCGTCCCGCTAAATCATCAGGGTGCCATCTGGTCATCACCAAAATAACTGCACCCGTAGGCGAAAGCCTAGTATAAAATGTCGAGCAATACCAATTCCAAACTTTTTCCCGGACAGTGGCCGACTCCGCTTCCTCTCTATTTTTCACAGGATCATCAATAATGCCAATGTCTGCGCCACGCCCCGTCAAACCACCACCAACGCCCACTGAATAATATCGGCCCCCTTGCAAAGTGCCCCATTCGTGTGCCGCCTGTTTTTCCACTGGAATTCTATTCTGACTGGCCCGTTGCGGCGTATAATAAATATGCGGGAAAACTTCTCTACATTCCTCAGACACAAATAAATCCCGTGCATGACGGGACTGTTCTAAAGATATATCATGAGAATACCCTGTCTGAATTATTTGAGTCTTTGGCCGATTGCCTAAAACCCAACATGGAAAAATCTGCGAGACCATTAAACTTTTCCCATGTCGGGGGGGCATGGAAACGATAACCCGATCCAATTTCCCATGGTATACGTCTGTCAAAACTTGGATCAGTCTCTTTTGTGGAAGCCCCTCCATGAAATCCGTCTTTACCTTATATGCAAAACGACGAAGACTTCTCCTGCATTGCTCCCTCCGAATATCAGACAAGGAAACATTTTCTATAAAATTAAAATTCTGATTTACTGCCAAAGCCTTCATTATTTACCTTCCCGAGCTATCCACCATTTCAAATAATGAGCCACTTTCTTTACATTATCCAAAGCCGTTCCTTTCCGGTCAAATCTAAACAAATTCGTGAATGCCTGATATATATAGGCATCTTGATGAAAACCAAGTGCGTGAGCTATTGTATCACATTCCACCAAAACTTGTACCCGCTCCCCCTGCTCATTGATTCCTGTCAATTGAATTTTATAGTAATCTGGAATGTCGTGCCAGTCTGATATGGCACAAGTGACCTCTTGCATTACAGCTGATTCCTTTGCATTTTGGATAGTAATCTTCCCCGTGGCAGAACAATGGTCACAATCTATTGTGTCCCCCTCACTGCCAATAAATACGAACCCCCGACCCGCACAACTGCTACATATTTTTTCTTTCATGACTTTTTCACCTTCCATTCCCCTGTCGTGTTGAACGTGAATTCAATCAACCCTTTTTGCTCCAAAATTCTAAGTCCCCTCCTTACCAAATCCATAGGATTTTCTCCACTTTCAAGAATAGAATAAATTACAGCCTCCCACATTGAATCACAATTATCCATTGCCTCTTGTGAAATAAATAAAGAGCCTTCCTCCCGTACCCCACCTAATTTAATTCCATTGTCTGCATTAACCACGTTATCCATTTTAATTTTTCTCCTTTGTTTTCTGCATTGTAACGTCCCAATAAGTTAAATTTTTGTCATCCACATGAATTGTCACCTTCAAATACTTCGGCTCCAATAACTCCCACAAATGACTGAAAACATCCTCCACCAATTCTTCTATATACAAATTAAACAATTGCTGAAAATACTTGCGATATGTCCCCACCTCCAACAAGTATTTATCCGGAATGTATTCCATTGTTATATTAAATTCCTCCCTTATATTCGCCACTTTGCATATATTATAAAATGGAGCTATTCTCCCATAACTTATGAAAATGTCTGTTTCAGGATTTGCTTTTCTCTGGAACTGTATTCTGTCCATTTTAATTTTCCTCCTAATATATGTCCGCAATTTTCCACAATGCCATTGCCTTGTCCTCAAAACCCTTCTCTTTATTCCCCTCTGGAATTACTTTTAATGGTACGGGGAAATTAAAAGGCTCCAGGCATAAATTCAGGGGCCTCCACCCGTTGCCAGTCTGGATATTTGGGGCTTGTTCTGGTCTAAAGAAATTCGTTGTCAAAAGATACTTGCTTCTTGACAATCTAAAGTTCAATATGGCCCTAAATATGTCCTGATTAGAAAAATATACCAGACAATCCCTGCAAAAAATCAAATCAGCACTTCTTATTAGGTGTTGTAGAATATCCATCTGTACAAAAGTCTGCTGATACTTGGAACGATTCGAGGCAATTATTTCCTCCACAATATCCCCGCCTACATAACTTATGCCCTGCATGTCGGGGTCTTTTAACATTTGATTCATCCAAAAGAAATCCCCGCAAGGTACATCCAACATTGAATGAATTCCTAAATTCTTGAGAAATTTAGGCAACCTCGCTCTAAGAATTTCCGTTGCCAATGTGCCGCTACCTTTCCCGGAAGCACTTTCGTCGCCTCCCCATTTATTGTGCTTATAAATTTCTGTGAAAACCTGAGCTACTTTAGTTTTTTCAATCATTTTTTTTCACCGAATCTTTCCATTGCTTGTAAAGGGCGCAAGCCTGTCCCTTGCTCTTCGTATTGATTGTCCCCCGGCGAATATATCCCTTCCTGAGCAATTCTTTTTCGAGCCACTGATTACCAAAGGCCGCGAATACCACACACATAACTATCCCATAGAAAAACGTATGATATATCGGGAACCCGTCCCCTGTGTCAACCACAGGCCCCGCCCATGAATCATACGCATTGACTATTAAATACCCTGCCAGCCATGCAATTGCCGGAACATATAGCCCCACTGAGACAGCCCATATTGCAGAGAAAAGCGCACCCCCCATACTGGCCCCCTTCGGGACTGCTTTCAATTTCCCCTCATAGTTTTCAAATACCGTGAAAGTAGTCATTTCTCTTCCTTTTCCAATTCCCCAATACGTTCATAGACCAAACTATCTAAACACCCAAATAAACCCTTGGTTCCTCCTTGCTCTACCCAAACACGTGCCGCCGCTTCAATGCAATCCTGATCGAATTGCTCCAACTCATATTTATCTTCCGATGGTTTTATAACATCGGACCTGTTTTCACTCAACTGTCGAATTGGCATTTTATTTGTCCTTTCTTTTTCTTGCCACTATAAATTAGAAACTTCCCAATCCACTTGCTCAACAAGGTCACAAACCGCTTTTGGCAAATCCTTCCATTTAATCCTCCTATTTTTCGACCTGTAACGATGGGCCGCAAACTCTCTGGGGATCATGATTAAGAAATGATGCGTTCCGTTCGTGCTACTGGCAATCCCCTGTACCTCCACAACTGCCCCGTCAATAACCGAATCGTAAGCAGTGCCAAGCCAAACTTCCCATTCCTCAGAAGTGCCGTGCCATTTTTTCGTGTTGTGAAAACAATCCCGGACATATTCCGGTGCCCCTTCCAACCAACGAGAACCCGCCCTCCTCGGTTTATTTTTCAGCCTCATTTTATTTATCCTTTCTTTTTTCCCTTATTCTATCTTCCAAATTTCCCACAACCCTTGTTGCGTTAGCCTGTTCCAGAAAAAAGAGCCAATCTTTAATGATCCTCGGCAGAAGTTTCTCCCAATCATCCAACTGTTCAATTTTCATTTCCCCCGTAATTATTTTATAGAAAACTGAAATGGGGATTAAATGCGTGTTTCCCGCCATGTCCTGAATACTGACATGCGGTTCCTTTTTCAAGGCTTCAACGATCTGCTCTTGGGACACCTTCCCTCGCATCTCAATCTTGTCTGATTTATTTTCTTCCATTACTCAAACTCCTTTTTCCATTTCAAGACAAATTTTGCAAAAGAGACCAATCCCCTTTTACAGTCTTCCTTATTTTCAAAATTCACGGGCAAACATACTCTATGGTTACTTTCCTTTAACCACACATGCCCATACCAAATCGTGTCCAATTGTGCCCGATGCCCTAATAAACAAACTTCACTATTTTCAAAATAAAAGCAATGCTTTTGATTAGGCTTTCTCTTCCACTTCATTTGATAATCCCCACATATAATCTCAAAAAGTTTTCCGCATCCTGCTTTGCCATTTCAAAGGGCCTGGCCCTGACTGACTCCACTTTGAAAAAATAATTGCCCATTGTGTTCAGGTTTACCATGGCATCCCATCTCCACAGTTTTCCCGCATCCTGAGTTAAGGCAAAAATTAAACCCTTACCCACGGCTTGATGCCAGTCCGGCCTAATCTGTTTCCACTTCATACTACTTGCCCTTTTCTTTCCCGAATAAACTTTCTAAGTATTTTTTTCCAAGTGTCTTTCTCTCCCGCAATCCATCGGCCCCCTTCTTGAGCACCGTATATTCCTTTGGATTCAATTTTGCCTTTATTTTGTATTTGGCTCCGTTTACTTTATGCCGATATATTTTTCCCACCACGAAGACCATGTCTGTCCTCCTTTAGTTCAAAATTCCAGAAGCTAACGGAACGTTGTCTACCCGAATCCATTCCTCTGCTATGCGTTCTTCAAATTCCCCCCATTTTTGGGCGAACCAAACAAATCGGCCAAATGCCACTGAATAAATGGGGGCATATGTTCCCGGCCCTGACCACAGAACCCAAACATGCGGCTTATTCCGAACCACGAACCATTTTACTTTGTCTGGATGATAGGTCGCCATACCCCGGCCCTCCCCCGTATGGCATTCTCCAAAACTTCCTCCCCCGTAGCAAAAAGACCTATACTGTAACAGGCCCGTCCATTTGCTTTGAATTTTCCATCCTCATATTTTGTGCGAATAAACGTTTCCCTTGTTTCAAAAAAAATGCTCCCGTCATCCAAAACCTTTGGAGTAACCTCCACTATGTTCCCAGTCCCCTTGACTTCAAAAATCCACTTTCCTTTCATATTTTTTGGGGGGCTTGCCTGTCCATGTCCAACACTTGAAGTAATACTCAAACCATCCATTTCCAAAGCCTCCTTTGATATAGTATAGACTTTTCTGCCTGAATTATGTCTTCAAAGTTAACTTGTATTTAATTCCCCCGTCCATGGAACAATGGACTAGACCGGGATACTTCACCATCATCTGCTGGGCACAATCCCATTCATTTTCTTTTGTCCGGTATTGTGAAACACCCCCTGCATCCGTCCAATGGAAATTCTCCCAATAAAGATAATTGGCCCCAACCACACCACCATCCTCAACCAAAGCCCGAAGCAGAAATTCAGTTTCCGTATGAAGCAAAAACCCTTCATCGTACCTTGCCCCAGTGCCTCTCAAAAATCCCACAATCCCCCCTGCTAATTTCGGATGCCATTGCAGGGGTCTTTGTGGTATCCAGTCCTTTGCAGACCGGGATTCGGGAATGCTCCACATCCTATATTTCATCCCCCGTGCCACTTGAAATAATTTAACAAACTCCATGTATAATTCTGCCCCAGTCATTTTATGGGCTTTTGTAAAATCATCCAAAAACTCAATATAACCGGAGCTTTTAACGTTGTCCTCTGCGAATACTATTTCCTCCTCTTGTGTTTTTTCAATAATATAATTCTTGGTTGCCGCCACCCCCTTTATTTTATTCGGTACCTCCACCAGCTTGTCACATTTAATATGGGCCTTGTATTCTGCCACCTCCTTTGCCGGAACAAACATTGTGGCAAATGGCAATAATTTGTCCGTGGTCGTTTTCCCTACCCTGCCTGAGCTTAAAATTGCCACTAACATTTAATCATCCTCCAATGCCGCGAATAAACGAGAAGCTGTGACCACCCGTTCCGTGTCTATGGTTTCAAATGGGGCCTTTTTCTTTTGTCCCCCCTTGCGCGTGTCTTTCAATTCTAAGAATTCTTTTAATAAATTCCACTCCTGCTCGTTTTCACAAACCACCACAACATATTCCCTGCGGGGCTTTAATTGTAGGGCTTTCCCAAACAATTCCCCCTTGTCCACGGGGATTGTTTTTTCGTCCACTGTTTCCGTATCGTCAAAAATACCCAACAGCATTTCCCTAACCACCTTGCTCTGGACTTCTAAATCCATCACAAGGTCCTCAAAAGCCCCTTCGTCTGTGTCTGCCAGTCCCGCCAAATTATCCAAAGTCGCCAGAATATAATCTGCTTCTTTTTCATCCACGTCCAAAACTAAGACCGGGACTTCCTGATCCGGGGAAATCTCTGCTCTCAAATGTCCGTCAATTAAAATCAGATTGCCTTTTTTGTCCTTTCGAGCAAGTAATGCGTCGGCATAACCCACCTCTCTCAAAACCCCGGCCAATGCCTGTTTCTGTTTATCATTGTGCCGCCTAAAATTCTTTTCGTGCGGAGTTAATTGCGAAGCCTTCACCCGTTCCAACCCGATTATTCTGTCTTTGTAATTTTTCATTCTGTATTTTCCTTTCCGTCCAGTAGTTTCTCAAGCAAATTCAATTCGCTTTCTGACAACTTGTGCAAATTAACCTCTATATTCGTTTCGTGGATATTTTTGACCGTTTCCGGATTTATTTTCTCCGGAGCATCCAGCCCCAATAACCTTGCCCTGCGATCCTTGCATTTTAACCGCAGTTCTAAATACTTCATATCTTGTGTTCTGATATATCCCATTCCCGCTTCATTTTCGATATGCTGTATTTCTGCCAATTCCCTTGCAATCAGAGTACCCATACTTTGCATGGCCTCTTTTGCCCAAAGTTTTCTCATATATGCCAAATCTTGTTCAACAACTCTCAGACCTACCCCTAATTGTTCCGCGACCTGAGCTTGTGTAAACCGCCTCATATATAATGCCGCTACCTTTTTCCTCCGTTCCATAATTATGGCTCTCCTTGCCGGAGTAACCTTTTTCGAGTATCCCTTTTTTTTCTTTTCCGCATTGCTCATGACATCCGTGGAATCTGCACCATTTCTGCCCTCTTTTTTATTTTCTTTTTTATTTTCCATTTTATTTTATCGCACTCCAACCAATTTATGCGTTTGCAAAGAAATACGATACCCATACTTCTTTGCCAGTTTAATTGACAACTTCAAGGCAGTCTTTGAACCGAATATCGGATGCAAAAACACTTCCTTTGGAAAATTAAAAGACGCCCTTTCACCGAAGCTGTAAAGCAGACCTTCCTCCCTTGCCTTTTCAAATACTTTCACATCTTCGTTATTTAATATGGGCCATTTAATTTCATTGGCCCTTTCCAACGCTTCCGTATTTATCAAAGATAAATCCCCGTTCACTATTTTCGGGGAAACTGTCACAAACCAAGTTAATGGGACTTTTAACGGATACCTTCCGCTTGTCTCCATCTGAATTCTGTTATATGGAAAACTTTTCCAATCTGTCCAATCAAACAACGCTGGCTCTCCCCCGGTAATTACGACATGCTTTTCACCTTCTCTAATTTCTGCAATTACCGTTTGCAATTCCAGCAAAGTAAACCGGGCAAATTCTGGGGTCTTTTCTCCTTTTTTTTCTAATAACTTTTCTCTTGTTATTTCATTTTTTGCTTGTTCATCCCATGTTTCTTTCGTGTCACAAAAAATACATCCCACGGGGCAACCTTGTGTCCGAATAAACACAGCGGGAGTTCCGGCGAAACTTGCCTCCCCCTGAAAACTGCAAAAAATTTCATTAATCGGATATTGTCTCACATACATACTGCCGCGCATTTTGCTGTCTCCTCAACCTTTACTTTGACCAAATGAACACTCGGATTGCCAAGAATTTTATCCCCGGCTTCCATCAAAAATATAGCCATATTTTCTGCTGTGGGGTTGCTTGGCATAAAATAAATGCCTTCCGGGTCAAGTTCAAATAATTTACCAGACAGCGGGTCTTTGTGATATATCAAAAACTTGTGATCCCAATTCTCTTCCAACCACTTGCACAATTTTTCTTTTATGATGCCAAAATCAATGACCCTTCCCAAATCATCCAATTCAGCCCTGCATGTGAAATGTATGCGGTAATTATGACCGTGCAAATGCTGGCATTTTGACTCATGCCCATAAACACGATGCCCACAAGAAATGTCATGCCATCTTACTACTTCTAAAATATGGTTCATTTTAGTGTCCTTTCAAGAGTTCCAAAAACTCCATCCTTGCCGTTTGCTTGTCATGGAAAACACCCCGCATAATTGACGTGACCATTTCTGTGTCTTTGTCCTGCACTCCTCTCCAGTTCATGCAAAAATGTTTTGCCCTGACCACCAAGGCCAATCCTTCTGCATTGCCCAATTTTTGCTCTAATATATTTGCCAATTGAACCGTTGCCTCTTCCTGAATCTGTGGCCTTGCGAAAACCCATTTTGCAAGACGATGAAATTTACTTGCCCCCAACAAAAAGTCCCCCGGTATAACCCCCACAAAAACTTCCCCCTGTATTGGAACAAAATGATGCGAACACAACGAATTGACTTCAATAGGCCCAATCACCATAATTTCATTCAATTCATTAGTATTCGGAAAAACCGTTGCTTTTGGTTCCGGCTCATATCTTCCCCGGCAAATTTCCAAATACATTTTTGCCATTCGTGCGGGAGTTTCCCTTGTATTATGATCCGGAGCTATTTTCATTGTAGCCAACATTTTTGCAAAAAGCCCCTCCAATTCTGACTGCATTTCCTCCATCTCTTCCTTTGTCAAAGTTTTATTTTCATTCGCAAAAAACCCGGTCATAATCCTTCTCCTTTTATAGAACATTCTCATTAAAATGTTCTTCCAAAAACTCTACCGTTTCAAAAATTGTCTGCAAAACCTTTGGGACAAGTATTGACTGAAAATAAATTGTACCACAATTCTTCTGCATAAAATATCCAGCATGTAATCTTGACGCGCAACTCATTCTCAACAATGTTCTTTCTTTATCCTTATAACTCCATGATTCCCATTTACTAAGTTTCTTAATTTCGTCCACAGTAAACCCTATCTTCAACAAATGCTTTACAATCCGATAATCAATAGGGTTCTGTGCATTTTTTCTGGTCAGTCCTATTTTATGGGCATTCAAAAAAAACTCTATTGTGCCAAAACGATAACACCCGTCTATGCTAGAACTATCAACACTGGCGGGGCGATATGTTTTAATTGCTTTCAAATTCGTATAACCAAACCAATGTATCTTCTTACCGGGAAGCAATTGCTTTATTTTTCCCAAGTAACCCGTATCCCTCAAGGAATTGACCATTGCCCAAACACCACCCACCAAAAAATAATCAGAATATGGGGCAAGTTCTAAAATCTCTTCTTCTGTTGTCCCCGCTGTTATGACTGGCTTCACATCCAATCCCATGTCCAACAACCGAAAAAAATTGTCCCTTGTCTTTTCAGGACTATAAACAACATCTAACTGACTTATAATCATCCCCGGCAATTTTGGCATGTCACGGACAAATAAAGCGAAATCTTTCAAATTTATTTTCATCCCACAATTCCATGCTGAGTATGCTCCGCAATCCAAAAAAAAGGTATAACTATTCGGATCATATGACAACAACTTGGAAAACAATCCCTTTTGCTTTTCAATATACGCATATGAAATCAATATCCCCGGCTTGAATCTTTTCTCAGCCATAGGACAAACCCTCTATATTTAATGAATCAATAAGTTCCTTTAACTTTGGAACCAAATCCTTTTCCCTTGCTCTTGGAAACTTTATAACCAATTTAGAAACCTTTCTCTTATTAGGATCAAAACGTGGGTCTGCGTCTACTTCGCCCTCCCATGAAATAAATTCAGAGTTCTCCAATACCCCCGCAACTAAGGCCTGAACCTCCCCCGCTTGAAATTCCAGCCGTTCCACAAGCTCCTGAAAAGCCTCCGAATCCTGATCCACTAACGCTGTCAAAGGATCAATAGTGGCAAGCAATTTATCTGCCTCCTGCTCTGTCACATCCAGAACGGCCACCCGGATTGTTTTACTTCCCAGCATTTCTTTTCTCAAGTGCCCATCAATAAGCATCAGCCCGTCCGGTGTTTCGTATACCAGCGGAATTGTGGCATTTCCAATTTCAGATAAAAGCCCTTGAAAAGCCCTCTTCTGGTACTTAGAATGCTTCCTCCAATTTTTTGGATTGTCCAAAAGCTCTTTTGCTTTTACCTTACGAATTTCCACAACCCTGTCTCTAATTTTCATTTTCCTGCTCCATTACGGCTCTCTCCACACTCCGCTTTCTCCATACTAACACAAAACTCCTGCAAAATTCTTTCTGCCGTCGCCTTTGCCACATTCTTCCGGGCAAACGGGTGCGAAAAAAACATTATCGGGACAAGTGTCCTCTTAGTTTTCTGCACATGAATTTTGATCTGCAATTCCACTTCTGAATATGTCCGGCCCGGAAAAATTCTACGAACTATAAACAAAAACGGGCCGAATGATGCTCGCTCCTCCCGCCTGTCCACTTCAAAGGTACCATCTACTTTAATCCACTGCAATCTCATTTTGTTTTCTCCTTTACCAACAACTTTGCATCATTGGTCTTCCAATTCGTAAGCATTGAGAAACGAAACAACATTTTGAAGTATAATACTCTCCCTCCCGCAATACAATCCAGTTTAACCGCATGACCCCTACCCGTTTTTCTTCCTCCTTTTGGTTCAGTCCAACCATTCCCGTGACGTGCGACAACTTTCGTTTGTCCTCTGAAAAATTTCCCATGCCCTGAACCCCCGTCGAATATGATGCAGTATTTGCTTGTGTTGCAGTGAATAATAAAACCTTCTTTTCTTGTGATAATCTCCGCAATGCTTTCCAAGTGTCATTTACTTGGTTTCTAAAATCCTTGCCCGAATCTTCCGGAGCCAATATGTCTGCGTAATCCACCACGATCACATCTGGAATAAATCCCTCTTCCCGTTCCCATTGCTGTAACCGTGCCGCCATTGTTTTCACAGTCAATGTAGAATTCGGATAACTAATTAACTTGAAAGTATCCCTCCCCGCTATTTTGCATGCTTTCATAAACCGCTCTGATTTTCTATATGCCTGTTTCCAAGTTAAGCATTTTTCAAGCATCCGCGTTTCGGTTAATACCCGTGCGTATTCCTCATCCTCTTCCCGTGCAATTGTGACAGGAACCTCCACGGGGCCACAGTATGAAATTCTGTCCGGAACCCCTGTCAATCGTACCATCAGCCGCCGGATCGTTTGATTACGGCCCATGTCCCCCGCCTCAAAATATGCCACGGTTCTCCGCTGTCTCAAAGCCCTGTAAGCCATTTCGAGCAAGAACCAAGACTTTCCCCTTTTTTCCGGGCCTTGGAAAGCTATAAACCCCTCCCGCAATAATTGCCCATCAAAAAATTCCCCCAAAGCCCCCGGCATTCTCAGAATGTTTTCCTCTCTTCGTTCAAACGCTTCCTGAATAGCATCCACATTTTGAAACGGATTAACTGCCGACTCCACACCCAAATCAATTTTATGATACGACGATAAAAGCCGCTCGGCCCCTTCCGTGTTGCCTGATAGCAAATTCATTTCTAAATCTTCGGCTAATCTTTTCAACCGCCTATGATTAAAATACTTTTCCGATTCTGCCAACAAATAAGGTATGTTTATCGGAACACCCTTGTCATATTCTGTGCTCAAATCCCGCAAGGTGCGGGCAATCAATGTAGACTTTACTTCGGGGGTTTCCCTTTTTTTGGCGGAGTAAATGGCCTCCAAAGTTTTGCCGGGGGCCTTGCCATACTGGTCATAAAATTCAATGCACCACTCTGAAATACTTTGCGCGAACGGTGTTTCAAAAGTTTCATTCGGGATTATTTTTTCCCTGACTTTAGAAATAAATTCGTCGCTTGTAATCAACCCAACCACAATGCTTTTTTCAAGCAATGCTCTGGAATTATCTAATTTTGTCAATGCGGCCATGCTTTTTTGATCCCCTTATCTTTGCAGTATTGTGAAATGAACCGTCCCAACAGTCCTTGCCCAGAACCTAACATTTTCGGGTCTACATTTTGTAACCATCCTCTCTGATAAACCAACCACGTTCCAAAATACTCTGCAAAGGTATTCGGTGTTGCCGTCAAGTCTTTTTTGACCCATTCTGCCGCAAAGTATTTTTCTAAATCCTTTTGCTTGAAAAATTCAGTCCAATGGTAGACTGCCCATGCTCTCAACTCCCGATAATAGGCCTCCACAGAAGCCCCGGCCTCCCGCAAGTCAGAACCCCATATTTCGGAAAGACCATCCCCAATTATTTTTGCCGCCTTTTCTCGCGGGAACGATGCCAAGCCCAACTGTTCCGGAGTTTCTATTAACTTCAACCAAGGTTTTCTCCCAACAAATTTATCAGGCCCTCCTTTCTTTTCTGCGGAACGCCTATAAGCATCCTCTAATTTCAACCACTTGTCCCGCAAATCTTTTCCGGAATTTATTCGGGGCATGTATTTTTGCCCCATTCTTAATTCCCACCAATTCAAAAGGAATTTTATTCGGTTCGGTTTGATGCCGTCCTCCTTAACCATTGCCTTTATTTGTACATCAAACTCCATCATTTTTTCGGGGGATATTTTAATTTTTCTTTTCCGTTCTAAAATTCCTACAAAACTCCGGGTCAGGGGGCCTTGGGTTATCTTCTTCATTTCTCTCTTCTTCTTATAAGATATATAAGACCCTTGGCCTTCTCCATTTTTTGAATTTAATTTATTCGTCGAACAATTAGAATCAGCCCTGTTTATAGGGTCTTTGAATTTTCTGCTAGGGGGGAACTTTTCAGTAGGGGGGGAAGTTTCCGGTACGGTGGAAGTTTCAAGTACGGTGGAAGTTTCCGGTCTAGGCTTTTTCCCATTTTCAAAAACAATAAAAGTATCCTCCGGAACCTTTATTGTAAAATGCCTTTCACCATTTTTCCATTTCCTCTTTAATAATTTCTTTTTCTCCAGCTTAGTGATAATCTCCCGCACGGTACGGGGCGTGTTATTTATTCTTCGGGATATTTCTAAATTACTTAGGGGGGGTTTATTCCATATTTGATTCGATAATAATATCGACAGAACCGCCGCTTCTGTTAACGTGTCAGTTTTTTCCACAACCTGAACTGGTATCCAAAATCCCTTCATAAAAGTGCTCCCTATAAAAGTCCGAATCGGGGGGCCGTTGGGGGATCAGGAGCGGCCCCCCCGATTCGGGGGACGGTTGAGCCGATCTGGTGAAAG